GTATATGCACCTGTTTGGTCCGATGAAGGATGGACTGAGAAGGATCATACTGTCTTGAACGACCTTAAACAAAAAATAGAAGCATTTGAAAATGACGGAACGTGGGAAATCCGTAAAAAGATTGCAAATCCATATGAACTTGTCTATACACATGAGGAAAAGAAGATGCCGATTTGCCTGGCAAAAATGCATCCGCTGAGTCGTTCCTATTTTAAAATGATTGAGATTCTATCGGTTACTCATTTTTTTCAACGATTTCAGAAAGTCAAGACGTTTCGTTCGTCTCATGTATGTGAGGGACCTGGTGGATTTATTCAGGCCTTTGTTGAGCGGTGTGCCGAGGAGAAACGACCTGTCACCATCTCGTTGGCCATGTCATTGAAGCCAACACATTCGCAAATACCAGGATGGAAGCGAGCGGTTCCATTTCTTCGGAAGAATCCTGCTGTCAAGATTTTTTACGGAGCCGATGGAACGGGTGATCTGTATAAGAAAGAAAATCGCTATGCCTTCAGCGAGTCACTTGGCACTGAAAAGTCCCATCTATTCACGGCTGACGGCGGATTTGATTTTAAGACGGATTTTCTACATCAGGAGAAAACAGTGTTCAACCTCATTGTCGCATCGTTTGCAACAGGATTTGAAAGCCTTGCAGTGGGTGGAATCATGGTTGTCAAGTTATTTGATATTTTCTCACGACCGCAGAAACAACTGATTGCCTATGTGAGCCTCCGTTTTCGTGAATGGACTCTGTACAAACCGGCCATGAGTCGTCCGTGCAACTCGGAACGATATTTCATTGGCATAGGGTTTCGTGGGGCAACCAACGAAACAAGACAGTTCTTTGATGGTTTACAGGCCGATCTGGCAACAAATGATTTATCCAGACTTTCAAGTCTTTTTGAGGGTGAACTTGAGTGTATGGGGGAACTGGACGCCTTTCAAGAAAAGCATGAGGCTGCGCAAATCACTGTGATTCAATCAGCATTAACTGCAGATTTGAGTCAGATTCATGAGTTTTGGTGTAAATCCTATCGCGCATCAGAGGCCTGGTGTGTAGCCTTTGAGATCAAGCACAGGAAGATGTTTGGAACCTCTTAGGAACGCCGATGTTTACGAGTGGAGCGCCTGGTTTTGCGACCACCTTGCGTCTTCCTATTCATAAGTTCTTTGGTTAATCTTCTATCCTCTTCCGCAGCCATCTTATTCATAAGTTCTTTGGTTAATCTTCTATCCTCTTTCGCAGGCATCTTATTCATAAGTTCTTTGGTTAATCTTCTATCCTCTTCCGCAGCCATCTCATTTCTTCTCACTTCATTCTCAGTCCTCTCATTAATAAAGGGAACTCTTGCCAGTTCTGCACGCTGTGCATCAAATAAAGGATTTTCAACAGTTTCAATTGGTTGACCTTGAAGTATCTTATCTATTTTTTGAATAAGTTCATTTGTTGTTAGCATAACTTCAATTTCAGTTAGTATATGTTTGTCATGTCTTTTGTCTTCTATATAAACGGAAACATACATTAATACAAAAAAAGAAAAAAGAACACCTGCAGCAATACCAGTAGGATCAACTAAAACCATCATTCCTACTGGAACTGGCACTACTGCATAACTTAAAATGTCCTGATATCCCTTATATAATCGGAGCCTTTTATCTATAACAATATTAGTAGGTGTAGACATATTAACACGTTCACGTAAATTTGGGAGACCAGTCTTAGGATCAACTTTAAATTTACCACTTTCAATATCAATAAGTATGCTTCTCAATACCGAAAGATCATTATAACTATGATTAGGGTCTTCAACCTGAAAAATTCTTAAATCTACATTTACCTTATCAATCTGTTTTTTAATAGAATATGGATCTCCATTAAATTTGCTTAGTTGTCTTCTAAAACGCTTTCGTGTTGCATTATTCTTCGCCTTTTTCCATACATTTAATAATTTAACCTTCTCTGGAACACCACCGTTGTTATTATTATTATTATTATTATTATTAGGTCGCCGATCTATTAATTTCCTATTTAATAAGTTTCTAAACCGAGAGTTATTAGGAGTAGTTGACATCTACAGAGTATAAATATTTTTTCGTAATTTACGAAGCATATTACTCAGGCTTCGGCATGGCATCCACCTGCGGCTTCACAAAAGAATCATAGACGCGCTGACCAACAATGACGGAGGCCTCGTGCTGTGAAAGACGACCGGTGCCCATGTGTTCAAGCATTGCCAACATCGTCATGAGACTAGGCTTATGATATCCACCGGGCTTCATGATCATTTCATACAACTTTCCGTAGTTCGCCTTGAACTCGGGGACCGCCGCGTCAATCTCGGCAGGCGTCTTTCCTTCCTTCTGCATCGTCTCAACCTTTGCAATGGATGCACGGACAAAGACTGACCGTTCCTTGGCCGTATCGGCGTCAATCGGAATGGCGGGTTCTTCTTCAGGGGGGCGAGTAAAGGATGACATCTAGTAAGGAAAATCTTCTTTGAATTAAGTAGGAAAACGCAAATGTCAACTCCCGTTCCAGCAGCAGAACCGTCTACGACGGAAAGTTCTAAAAATCCCAACTCCATCACCAACATTCTCAAGAAGTCAATTGAGCAAAAGAAACAGGCCGCATCGGACACCAGATATGATACGAAGGCATCTGCATACGAGGGCTTTGACGGGGACTCTGTTTCTCCTGCCCCCAGCGTGAAGGAAGTTGCTGCATCCTTTGCGATTGTTCTTGCGATTCTTCTACCTCTATATTTCCTCATAGGTAGAAAAGGTGGACGATAAATAGATGCAACGTCCTGGCACACCCCTTCCCAAAGAGATTCCTTTCATTGATACGGATACACTCTCTAATGAACATAATCCAGAAACGGATGTGGTAATAACGAGTTTCCGGAATCGTATTAATCAATGGAAAAAAGAGAATCTGCTAAACGGCATTACAGAAGAAGTGGATGATAGTGCAATTGATTCTCGTAAAGAAATGGCGGAGAAGTTCCGTCAGGACATTGTTGCTCGTATCATGAATACAAAGTTAGATCAAGAGAGTGAGTTCGCACAGGAAATAGATTCACTCATGGAGATTCTTGGTCCGAGAGATCAATGGTCGCATACGCTTGTCGCACAACTAATGAGCCTATTATTTACGGATTTATTTGAGCATCCGTTTAACTTTAACCCCACGTTAATCCAGCAATTTAAAAAGGATAATGTACATCCCTTTTAGAAGATGCGTACAACTCGGAAAGCGTGCCCCAGAGGCATGAAACTCCGTAAATCATATACACGTCGGTTCACAACTCCAGTGAAGGAACAGGGATTCACACGAAAGTTGAAATCAGGAAAGAATGTGAAAGTGCATCCGAAGCGGGATCGGATGCATGTTGCAGCGGCATGTGTTAAGAATCCGCGCACATCAAAGTCCGGCACTCGGATCGGACCTCTCAAGGCAGGTCTTCTGAAGCAGTTTGGTTATGTCTATCGTCTTCCTACGGATGCACGTCACTCGGCTCTTGCACGTGCGATAGGTGTCTACGGTGCGTTGAGTACATACAGAAAGTTAGATGCGGTTGCGAAACTTGCGGTCAGCAAGGCACCCGATGCGAGCCGAGTGTTTGCGGCGGATCGTGACTGGATTCGGAAAACATTCGGCCCCTTGCGGGAAGCATCATTTTAATAGGCTCTCTCGCCTGAATAGGTTGAGAGGATGATTCTCTTTTTATTTATATTTTTCCTTCTCATTGGGGGGTTTGTGCTAATCCTTGTAAGCAGTAGCACAAAAGAAATCGCTGACAACTGGCCGAAATACAGGTGTAGTCCCACGGTCATGCCGTTTGCTTCTTTGTATGGAAAAGATGTCGGTGAAAACTTTGAGTTTTGTCTTAAAAACATCTTTCAAACACAGTCGCAAGAACTTCTTGGGCCATTTGGGGGCATTATCATGAACTTCATTGGAACGTTATCCACAATGATTGAGTCTGCAAACAGCATGCGTCTACAGATGGCAACTCTGGTGGGTGGTGTGACCACGATTACAAAAGAGTTTCAGGATCGTATTACACAAGTGATGTTCCGTACACAACTTACGGGTCAACGTATGAAGATGTTAATGGGTCGTCTGTTTGCGACCTTTAATGCGATTATTTACATGGGAATCTCGGGGATTACTGCGGTCACCAACTTCGGCGATACCTTTCTTTTCAAGTTTCTGGATACGTTCTGTTTTCCTCCCGAGACACCGGTGTATCTAGAAGGCAAGGCCGAACCTGTTCCTATTTCTACACTTAAGATCGGCGATGTTCTGAAAGGCAAACATCGTGTCACAGCAGTCTTTTCCTTTTACTCGAATGGTCAAGAGATGGTTCAGTTTCCTGATGGAACTCAGGTCAGTACAAATCACTTCGTATTGTCAGGCACAAAGTGGCTCAAGGCAAAGTATCATCCGCAAGCGACACCGGTGGCACCGTGGGCGGGAGGATTAGAGCGTCCTCTCATTTGCGTGAACACCTCGGATCACCAGTTTCAAGTGGGTGAACAGACATTCCGTGACTACGATGAGACAGACGAGGGCGACGAGGAGACGATGAGGTCCGTGGAGTATCAAGTTAACAATGCCTCTTCTGCCGCCTCACCTCAACACTACAGTCCGTCGGTTGCAGCGGATACACTCCTTCAGTTGAAGACTGGAACAAAAGCAGCCTCGCAGATTAAACTGGGTGATGCACTTCCTACGGGCACTGTGGTCGGCCTTATAAGGAAGGAAGTGACCAGAATCTGTAAGATGCCGACAGGCGACATGGTTGCTGAGGGTACACTGTGTTGGGACACTGTGCAACAAAAATGGATTCGTGCTGCTTATCTTGCAGAAGTCAAGATTCTTGATGTTCCCGTGGTTTACTATAGTTTTGTAGTTGCTCCTACGGCAACGATTCAACTCGCATCAGGGCTCACCGTTCGTGATTATGTTGAAATCCTGAGTCCAGATACGGAGTCTGCCTATGCGCAACTTCTTTATGAGGAAAATACTGAGGAAAGGTAGTGGGGTCTATTACGATGACCATTTTTTACATCCTTACATTTGGTCTAGTTGTTGGACTAGGGATTGTCTTTGCGCAGACAGATCGTCAAAATGTAATGGCGCACTGGGATGAACAGAGGTGTTCGTTGCCTGTGATGGTTGCAGCAAATATGTATCAACCTGTGAAGGATACACGCTCGGGCCTTGAGTTTGCTCAAGAAAACTTTACCTTCTGTACAAAACGAATCATTAATGACGTCTTCACTGCTGCACTCGCTCCCTTTGTATTGATGATCGGCTCACAAATGGATGCGGCAAATGTGGTGCAGGAGATCATGAACGGAATGCGAACAATGTTGGGAAACTTTCAACGTGTGTTCACAGATTTGATTGATGGGGTCTTTCAACGGTTCATGGCCGTTGGATTTCAGGTTCGGCACACGTATGAAAAGTTCTTATCCGCGATGCAAAGAGCCTTTGCCATTGCAACGAGCACCGTCTTCTTAGGAATCTCAATGGTTGTTGGTATTGAAAACACCTATAAGTTCGTCATCAAGGTTGTCGTGATTATTATTGGAATCCTCGTTGGACTCATGATTCTTCTGTTTCTTGTACTCATTCCAGTGTTACCAGTTGTCTTTACTGCGATTGCCGCCTTGACGGCGATTGGTGTGGGTGGCCTGGATGCGGGTGCCTTTTGTTTCACACCGATTACGACAGTGAAACTCGCGACAGGTGATCTGAAGAGAATGCAGGAACTGCAACTTGGTGATATCTTGCAAAGTGGTGCCAGAGTGGAAGGCATTCTTCGTGTCTCGGGTGAAGATGTACCTTTGTATCAACTCGGTAAGGCGATTGTATCAGGGGATCATCTTGTCTACTACGAAACCCTGAAAAAATGGATTCTTGTGAAGGATCATCCTGAGGCCACGCCTCAGATTAAACGTGAACCGATTCTGATTTGTTTGAATACGTCTACGCACGCGATTCCGATTGGCGACCATTTGTTCCGCGATTGGGAAGAAATGCCCGAGAACCGACCTGATTTACAAGCAGAATGGGGAAAAATGATCGCTGATCTACTAGACACCCCTCACAAGGACTATGCCGACGCCTATTGTATTCTATCAAGTTCTTGGATAGTCTATGAAAAGAGGAGAGGAGAGATCCGGCTCAACCAGGTGCGAATAGGCGATGAACTCAGAGATAATAATAATACCTATACAAAGGTTCTAGGAATCTATTCAGGACGTGAGTCGGTTGTAACCGCCACTCCCTACTGGTTTTCAGAGTCTGTTTGGTGGCTGAGAGATGGGGAGTGGACTCAACGGCACAGCACGATTGGTAAGGAGATTCAAGAGGGCCTTCAGTTGATTACAGATTCCGGTACGTTTCTCATTTCAAATGGAAAGAAAATAGAACAAGTGCGTGATTTTACAGAAGTTGGATGGAATCGGATTTCACAAACCTACCGATGGATGCAGGAGGCTTTATAAAAATAGTCTCTGAATAGATCTTAGAATGAAGACAAATATTTTAATCGCTGGCCTGGTGATCCTTTTAGTCGCCAATGTAATGATGCTCTTTTTCACGAGCTCACAACTTTCTCCGTCAACGGAGGGCTTTGCGAACTATCTCCAGAATGCGGGCGGCGCCGGCAAGGAGAAGAATGCCTATGAGCCTATCGGTGCCTTTGATGGTGTCCGTCTGGAGACGGGTAACAACGTGAGCCAGTGGCGGTACACGGCTCCGAATGAGCCGCTCGCGGGTGGTGCGGCCGAGTTTGAGCCCGGTGCTGATTCACTCTTCATGTTCAAGAATAATCAGTGCAAGCCTGAGTGCTGCGATGGTTCTTTCAGCTGCGATGGCGGTTGCGTATGCACCACACCTAAGCAGCGTACCATGATCGCCTCACGTGGAGGCAACAGGACAACTGAAGATGTCTAAACTATTATTCTATACTTCATTTCATCATCTGTTAAATGATGAAACGAAGTAGATGTCGATTGGAATCATTGGATGTGGAGCAGCAGGGTCTATACTGTTGCTTGAACTTATCCAACGATTTGTAGATCCAGCAACAATTGTTGTTGTAGATCCCCAGTTCGACGGAGGTGATCTGGTACGAAAGTGGGGTGCAATCAATAGTAATACCAAATGGTCGCAAATGGTTGAAGTCTTTCGTGAGTATCCTACGGCCACCGCAGCGGTTACAACTCTATCAGCAAAGTACGGGCCCGATCAAGTAACACTCCTTGCAGATCTTGCCTGGCTTCTACGCAGTGCGATCCAACCGATTTTAGCACAGGTTCAAACACGTACGGAACACTGTAGCTATATTCAGCAAACCGCAACAGGATGGCAGATTGTCTGTCCGTCAGGTACTGAAGAGGTTGCGACTCTTTATGTCTGTACAGGCGCAGATCCGAAAACCTTAGATTTCGGAAAACCTGCGATTCCTCTGGAGATTGCACTGGATCCTATTCGGCTCGCACGTCTCGTGAGACCAAATGAAAAGGTATGTGTCTTTGGACTGGCTCATAGTGGAACTCTGTGCATACATCATCTGGTGCAAGCAGGAACTCAGGTTACGGGATTCTACAATCAGGAGAAACCATTTTATTTTGCACGCGATGGTGAATATGATGGGATAAAACAAGAATCAGCTGAGATTGCTGACGCTATTCTCGCAAACAGTATTCCTGTTAGGCTGTGCGCCTTCAAGGACACGAAAGCACTTGTGAAGGCGATTCAGAAGGCAGATTGGATTGTTTCTGCGACAGGATTCACAGGTCGGACCCTAGAAATCCGTGATGTACAGGGAGCCTTAGTAACAGCAGGGTTTTCACCTGCAACAGGGCGTATTGCTGAAAATCTATATGGATTTGGTATTGCGTATCCCGGTGAATCAATGGTTGGTGATCGCACCTTCAAGGATGTAGGTCTTCCATCTTTTTCACAGCAAATCAAACGATGTTTATCTTCTAATAGATAAGGAATGGAACAAGCGTCTCTGCTTAAATCAACGAATCAACTGCTTCCTTTGGGCGTACGGAATGCAGGGATGAATCTGAATGCTCGTGCAAACAGTGGCGCTGGCGGCATCATGAAGTCTCTGCCCTCATGGACAGGGGTTGCTATTTTTTCCGTGCTCGTCATCGTGTTTATCGCGGTTATGAGTGTATTTAATGAGCAGATTACAGCAGGGTTTAACTCTATTGTAAACTCAACCCGTGCTGGACTTGGACTGTCGCAAGATCCTCCTCCGCCTCCACCAATGGAGACGGTAAACTCGGGTGTTCCTGATCCTGGGGCTTCCACGAATCAAGAATCTATTGTTGAAAAAATCCTTCCGCCTGGGAATCGCGAAGTGTACAGTGTAAGCAAGAATACCTTCACGTACTACGACGCTGAGCCTCTCTGCAAGGCACTTGGTGCCGAGCTTGCGACCTATGATCAGGTGAAGAGTTCATGGGAGCGTGGTGCAGATTGGTGCAACTATGGATGGGTCAAGGGACAAATGGCGGTCTATCCTACACAGAAGGAGACATGGGATAAGTTACAGAAGGGCCCTGAAGATCAGCGTCTTGCCTGTGGAAATCCCGGATTAAATGGAGGCTATTTTGATAATCCTGAGATGAAGTTTGGAGTTACATGCTATGGACCGAAACCATCTCAAAGTTCTCATGATAGTACTCAGACAGCTCAGGGTGTGCCAAGAAGCCCTGGTGAACTCGAGTTTGATAAAAAAGTTGCCCAGTTCCGTTCAGAGTCGGATACTGTGGGTGTTTTACCTTTTAATGGTTCTAAGTGGAGTACCTAAGTTACTCCCAGCGGCCAAAGCGATTGATATATCCAGCCTGATCCATGAGATACGGATCCGTTGTAGGCTTCTTCTGTACAGTCTCTTCACCAATACTCTCGTCATCACTCAGTCCAGACGACCTGGCCCGCGTGACGTCAATATACATCCAGATAAATGAGGTTATGCTGTATCGCGACTTTCTACCTGCAAATGTATCATTTGAGAAATCTTCAATATCATCCCACGTTGACCAAAACGAATCAAGGAACTCGCAAGAAACCAGATTAATATAATGCTCATAATCCTCCTTCGTTGCATCGTGTGCCGTATCGAACCGAAATGATTTGAGAGGATTCCGATGGACCTTAAAGACATACTTTGCAAAGTTGCACGCAATCTCATATTCATTCGCAATCAATACAAAACCGAGGCCCCTGATACTCTCGCAGAGGTCACAAATAAACCAATAGAGGATCTTTTGGCGAGGGACTACGTGCTCACCCATATAAACCTGCTCATGTAGCCAGTTATCAAACTTCCTGTAGAGAAGGCGCTGGGGAAAAGTGATGGATGACATTCGTTCCGTGTCTATACTAGTGGATTGTTTCTACCGTTCGCTTAGCCCTGCTGCTTTTTCAATTTTTGGACGACGTCATGTCCCCGCTCGGCCTTGATGTACTTCATGATTTCAGCCGTCTCGTCAACGGACTGACGTCCCTTGCTCATATAGTATCCGTGTAGAAGTTCTTCTATACGTCCGAGGCTCAGAGGAGTTGCATGTTTTTCTTCACCGATGTGTAAACGTCCACCTGCAATCTGAATGACGGCATTTTCCATTTTATGAGTTTTCAGATTCTGGAGAATCCTTCCTTCAAACTCATCCTTTAACTTCCGGGCATTCTGAACTTGTTTATTCAGCCCTTGTGCAAGATTATCATAGTGAACCCAGTTTCTGACCCAGGCTCCGAGTTCATTCGTATCAAGTGCCATGTCTAACTGGGACAAGGTAAGTTGACCCCGTAACTGTACGCATTTGAAGCAATACGGCAACGAACGTACACATTGCAAAGATTAACAGAAGTCCGAACAGTACACAGGTTAGTACGATATAGGGAAAAATACGCTCAAGAATATGGTTTAATACGGGATCTATGACATAATGATGTAACTTTTTAAGGGTTTCTTCTTTTTGTAGATACATGAGAATACGATCCATGAACTGATTTTTTTTTTCAGTCTCCATTCTGTGCTTTATTTACAAGAAACTTTTACCTGCTTTCCGCAGAAGATGAGTCTAGTACTTGAGCCTCCGATTTGGTATTCGAAAGATGAAATGTATGTGTCAAACGTAAAAGAATCTGATCTTTTTGTGATCTCGGATCCGGTTGATCTATCGGTGAAGGGATCTGTCGTTGCGACGACACCTGACATTAATGATGAACTTAAGAACAAGTTTGCAGCCGTAATCTGTACTGGCACTGAAGCATGGTTTACGACCCCAGTGAAAACCGCAAGTATTTTGAAACGCTTGAAGTTTGAGTTTATACCATTTGATCACGAACCTGAATCTAAATGGGTTAAGATACAGTGGGCTCCGAAGCATCTTCAGATTAAGTCAAAGGGTAACTTCGTAGTTCTCTTCACAGTGAATGGATTTTTGGATAGTAATCCCCGGATTCCCTCTAGTTTCTTGGGATCCATGACTCCGAGAGCAACAACTCCTACCGAGGAAGTTGAGGATGCCGCAGCGCCGGCCCTGCAAAATACCGTCGTGTATCCTACGGAGCCTGAAGGTATAGAACTTGTAACGAATCTTGCAATTTCTGAGGCTCAGGGGGATTCAATTGAACTACGGAGTGCGAAACAGATGTCTGAGAAGCAACGTCTTCGCCAGGCAAAACTTCGGTCTGCGATTGCCCGGCTCAAGGTTGAGGAACTTCGTGAGAACTATCTGCGTAGGTATGGGGATGAGGATTATTCCGAGGATGAGAATTCATCCGATGAATCGGTTGATTCAGAAGATCTTCTTTAGTGAAGGTTCCCGAAAATTATAGGCTTGTCTATAACAGAATCCGAATGGCAGGCATGAACAATAGAACGATTGTGACTTCAGCCGTTTTAGTCTTACTGATTGTTGCCGGCCTCTATATTCTTGACCCTACTCTCGGTGGGTTCCTCGTAAAGCGCGAGGGATTTGAGGCGACGATGGGTGCCGATGCGAACTATGCACAGGATGCTCCTCCTGGTGCTGTAGATGGTCCTAAGCGCAAGCAGGCCACCGAGGAAAACCCGAATAACAGCGAGGTCAAGGAGAACTTCGCGGATCTCGCCGAGGGTCCGGCAAGTTTCGGTGATTCTCAGGCGCCTGCTGGCTGCTATCCTCGCGACCAGCTCACGCCGGCTGAGCTGCTTCCGAAGGACCCGAACTCTGTCTGGGCGCAGCAGAACCCGATGGGCTCTGGCTCCCTCAAGGGCAAGAACTTCCTCAGTGCAGGTGCACTCATCGGTGTCAACACGGTTGGCCAGTCATTGCGCAATGCCAACTGGCAGCTCCGCAGCGAGCCGCCGAATCCGCAGGTCCCTGTCAGCGTCTTCATGCAGTCCACGATTGCTCCTGACGCCAACCGTCGTAACCTCGAGATAAACTAGAGTGCACTCTAGTGTATCAAGCCGAGTAAACTCGGCGAGATCAACTGATGAGACATCAGTTGTTCAAGTCTCCGCGAAGCGGAGCCGAGATCAACTAAATAAACTAAATCAACTAAACTCATACAACTCATCATGTGATTTTACCGCAAAAATCACATGATCAAGTAAGAGATGTCCGATACATCATGGCTCCAGACCATGTCTAAAAATGCATATAGCATCATTGCGTCCATGCAAACGAATGTGTATCCCACTGTTTCCGTAAAAAGCAAGGTAGACGGAAACACGTATCAAGTTCGTGACTTGCCTGACAAGCAACAGGCCGCTGACTTACTTGCGCGTGTAAGACAACGCATGGACACTCTACAGCGCTATTTGATCGCAACCTATCCTGACAAACCCCAAGTGAAACAACTTGCACGAAACTTCAAGGCCGATCCTTCACGCCTCATAGAAGCGACTCCGGATGCAGATCACACATCATACAGTGTCAATAAGGGTGAATCTGTTCACCTGTGTCTCCGACAGAGGGAGCCTTCAAAGGAAGAGTCACTTGTTAATGAGAACGTCATGATATTTGTTGCACTTCATGAAATGGCCCACATGATTACGTCAACGATTGGCCACGGTCCCGATTTTTGGAATAACTTTGGATGGCTTCTAAAGATTGCCGAAGAAAAGGGATTGTATACGCATCAAAACTTTTCTGCTCACCCCGTCTCCTATTGTGGAGTTAAAATCACGGATGCCCCTACATACAATCAAGCGAAGGACGGTGAGAACTTCACTGTCGGTACGATCAGCTAGGTCTAAGAAACTTCATATCCTCATTATAGGATGGGAGAGGAAAAAGACATTTGGGATCATTTTTTTCACCCCGAGGTGATTGATGATTTGCGTGAACCTTTTTTGTCCATGCAAACACTCACAGTATACTATTTCAAATCAGCCGAAGGTCCCCCTGAGGCTCTGACAATAGAACCCTTTTTTCCGTTTTATACGATTGACGATATCAAGTTGGCGATTTATAAGGCAAAAGGCAATGATCTTGCATTTGCACCCGATCACCAGTTTCTTTCTTTTCCGCTTGTAAATCCTGGACAAAAACCTTCACCCGATACACGGGGTGCTTATTACGTGGGAGCCGATGCATACTGGACTCGCCCTGGTGAGGAGGGGCAGATTCGTCTGCAAGAACCGTTTACTGCTGCTCGCGCGGCGGCCCCTGATTCAAACTTTGTAGATTCTGCCGGTGCAAGACGTATTTTAAACTTTGTGAATCGTGGTAGAAGTCTGTTTGAAGATATCTTCTTAGTGCCCACAGATGGTAAGCCGCCCGCCTTGCATTTATTTTTACTTCGTGATATTCAGTTTACAAACCCAGCTCTTCTTGGAAGTCAGGTTCAACATGCAGGAAGAATAGAATCATACTTTCCATACACGACACCTGCGTCTACGGGAACAAAACTTGAGGAGACGAAGAAAAAGTATCTGGATGAACTGTTTACATATTTTGATTCTAAGCTTAAACTTCTTCAGGATATCGTGCCTCTTATTGAAGAGGGCGTTTCTAAGTTACCGACTCTTAAGTTTGTGAAGAAGTTGCGTCTTGTGTGGTTAGAAAAACGTCGCGGGACTGCACTCGATTCTACATTCTTTGAGGCAACCGTATCAAATCGCAGACCCTTTTTACGACTCATGCCTGCAGACGGTGCACCGATTTCAAAAGTTCATGTGAAAAATGGTCTAAAAATACCAGATTTAGCGGATCCATGCTTACTATTGCAATGGGCAAAGGAGAAAAATCCTATTGCAGAAAAGGATTACGTATTTGGAAAAATCTACATTGAACAACTGTTCAAGGAAACTGTACCGATCTATGCGACTCTACAGCTTGCCGACGATGGAACAGCAGGTGTTGTTCTACAACCTTCTAAACAACAGAAAAAAATAGACATTGCTGGAGATTTGCGTTTTTTCAAGAAATCAATCAAGGAAGGGATTGCAGATTTACCTTTTGCGGATGGAAATGTTGAACTGGATGCGGCAAATCTTATCGCAACGCTTCGGATTGATCGCAAGACTAAGATTTCCTACAAGGAAATGAGACGTCGTCTCGGCATTTTTCGTGGATTCTTTCAAGAAGTTCCACCTCTTGAGGGCGAGGAGCCACTCATTAGTTTGCGCTATAAAGTGGTAAGTCAGTTTATCTCTGAAAGTCGTATTGATGCGTTCTTGACACAGTTACGTGATCGTAATCTATATGATGGGCCTAATGCCATTAAGAAAATGATTGAAGATCTCGCTGAGGAGTTTTCACTCACGGCCGACGACGCCAATGCAAAGTTCCGTGCGTATATTGAGAAGCGTAAGGAAATCATTGCGGTTGAACCTGTAAACGACGTGTTTAGAATGACGAATAATCCTGGTATTGATATTTTAATCTTTGCACAGCATCCTTTCTATACATTACACTTATACCGCGTTGATTCTTACATAAATCTACGACGTATACTAACTTTATTGACGTTAATGCTTACATCAGATCTGGGTGATGTGGCAACGAGTGAAAAACAGGATGTTGCGTTCGAGGCCTCGGCGGCGAAGGCACAGGTCGTTGCGCAGGTGCAAGCACAGGCATTGCCACCTCAATCTGTAAGGGAAGTACCGGATGAAGCGGATGTTGATTTGGGACTGGTAGATGATTTTGGAATGTTTGAGGATGTAGAGGATGAAGCCGAAGCCGAAGCCGAGGCGCCGCCTGAACAACCTGCTGCACCCATGCCACAGCCGCAACAGCAGCAGCAGCAGCCGCAGCAGCCACAGAAAGCGTCTGCTTCTCTCACGCAGCCCACGGCGAACTATTTTATCCGCAAACTTCAAGAAGCCGACTCACGCCTCTTTGAGTACACAAAGGGTCGTAAGGATCTGAAAAAATATGTTTCAGCCTGTCAAGCACCTGAAGGTCGTCAACCCGTTGTTCTGGACAAGGCGGGCTACGATCGTATGATGGCAGAATATAAAGAGGACATCGATAATGAGGAGGTTGATATTATTACATATGGATATGATAAGGGGATCCTACTTCCTGCCCAACCACGTCTGACAAAATACAAAACCAATGAGGAGCGCGAGGATCACACATTCAGTGTTCTCAAATACGGAACTGATTTAACAAATCAACATTTTTATCTCTGCTCAGAATTCTACTGTATTCGTGATCAGATTCTAGTCCGCAAGGATGAGTTTGAAGGAACAAAGTTCCGTGCCAGCGCGGATCAGGATCTTGCTGGAAAGCCGAAACAACCGAATCATTGTCCATTCTGTAACGGAACTCTTATCCAGGATCTCTCAAAGCCTGGCCCTGGACAAACCGTATATCAGCGTCCAGTCAAGAAACCGTCTGCAGGAAAGCGCCACACTCATATTGGTTTCTACGCCAAGAAGTTACATCCTGAGGGATTTTCTTTGCCTTGCTGCTTCACCATGAAACAGACCATTCGGCCCGTTGACGATGATTTTAGAATCCTTCATGAAATGGCAAAGAAACTTACACAGACTGAGCCTGCTGCTGATGCTGCTTCAGAGGAGGAGGAACAAGTCACCGAAGAAAAGGTCATTCCTATACCGAACTATCAGGATGTTTTGACGCGCGCACATCGTAAGTACATTCTTGGCGCCGAGAAAATGCCTCTAGAAATCGGCAACGAACCTCAGATTGGACTTCTACCCACGCAACTCAATGCCTATTTTAAACAGAATCCCGCGGATCTCGTGCAGCGCGTAGAAATCACACAACAACTGAAGGTGGACGCGAGTGGATTTTTCCGCGTCGGCGTAGACAATCGCAGTCGGTTTCTGTCAGAGTCCTTCTTTGCCGCAGTCGCTCCTTTCATACGACGGAACACAGCCGATCAAGTTCGCGAGCGTATCCGTGAAGTCATTACACCGAAAGTCTTTGTCTCGGCAAACTACGGAAATCTGATGCTAGAGTTTTTTGATCTCAAAACTCCTGATCGTGGACCTACAAACAACGAGATTCGCGAGTTTGCTACGAAGAAGTTACAACTTTTACGTATACAACAGAATCCCTTTTTATCACGAATCTGGCGCGCCTACACTAACTTCAAGGACGATCTCTATTCAACAAGGGTCATGAGTACACGCTCCTTCCTAGAAAATCCTCAGACAGTTAAGGAATATCGTCAGTTTGCACAGATTTTTGCACAACCTGGTCTTGTCACAGAGCGTGGCATTGTCTTTATCATTCTGGACATTTCAGAGGAGTCCAAGGTCACGGTCAAGTGTCCTCCTTATGGATTTACTGACTCTATGAAATCATGTGACGTAGGCATACTCCTGTACAAGAATGGACTCTGGGAACCCATCTTCCACTCACGAAATATTCCTGGAACAGCGACGACTGTAGCGATGCACGTAAGCACTCTACGTTTTCAACGGTCTTTGCAATCATCCTGGCCTCCCGTGCTCAAGGAACGTGTGGATGAGTTCATGATTCAATGTAAGGGTCCTGATACTGCAATCTATACTGGTATTCAACAAGTCAAGAAAGGATCTCTACTGATGACACTCACGACTGCTACAACCTTATTTAAGGACATTGTGTACGGTGTTGTTCGCGATACCTACAATCACATTGTTGCTGTAACGATTGTGACGAAAGAGGGAAATCGCGAATCACCTCTCATCACGGTTCCTGTGACCGATGATGGTGTTCTACGCACGGAGTTACAGATCCACTTGAACTGGGAGGGATATACACCTGCGTCTGTGGCCGAAGTCATGGAGTTCTATAAGGTAAACTCATCACGTCTTTCCTATTACAGGGGCTATATGCCAGAATATGCGATCATTCCAGGCAAGAAGGATAAAATAGAGGCCATACAACTTGCAAACGGAATCTTCATTCCTGTTCAGCCTACGCCGTTCAGTGAGGGTCTAGGACTCAAGTTGCCTCCATCGGGTCAACCTGAAGTGCTTGAATGGGATATTAATCGGGCGATTGTGTTTCCTGGAGGCAAAGAGATCAAGTTAGATCTTTTACAAAAAATCAAGTCAGAAACAGAACTTGAGGAAATCTATGAACATTTCCGCTTGACCTTCAGCAACTGGTTAAGTTCAGCGGAAGCAGGCCCCGCCCTGCGAAATGAAATCAAAGAGATTATCATGCGATCCAGTGCACTCGGATTTCAGTTGCCACTCTATGAAAAACGGATGCGCCTAGAAATCATTCTGGGGCCAGTTCTGTCTACATGGTTTGACATGGAACCTCGTTCTCCAAAGACATCACCTTCACTACGGAGAGTGGATTGCAGAGCGATTCGTGAGGCTGGAAAGTGTTCTGCGCAGGCGCGATGTGTCTGGAAACAGGCAGAGGGCGAAGAAGATGGTACATGTCTTCTGCACGTACCTGACGGTGATTCGGCGCGCATGTTTGTTCTACGTTTGATTGACGAACTGATTCGATTTCCGATGAGACGCGACCAACTTCTCAAAGAAAAGAAGAAGTCTGTCAGTATTCTTGCGACCTTGCGCGGTGCGACCTTGACAGGTACACAGTATATTGTTCCTGAGGATTCACTTGAATGGACAGATTTACTCCGAATGGATTGTCGTCGCCAGACGACTGAAAAGAAGTTGTTTGCTGAGGAGTTTTCTGGAGCTAATCCTGTGGTGGCAGCCACCGCCACCAAACAGCGAAAGGAGGATCCTTTACCTGCCGAAGTTACACTTCTTACGGATGACTATGCTCTTGCTGCCTGGAACCGTGACCTCATTCCACTGGGAACGGAAGTAGAAGCGATTGCGAGCCAGATGAGTATTTCTCCTGAGGATCTAAACTACGTTCCTGGAAAACAGTTCTTTACTCAGGAGGAACTCTGGAAACTCGTGATTGCCAAGCGCAATGCCGTGGTTCAGATAAATCTTCTAGAACCTGATCTTCCTAGACAGATCTCAGGATGGCGCATCATGGACGGGGTCAGTCTATATGTCATTGTTGTCACAGCAGAAGGTCCTCAGTTTCTGGTTGAAAAGGGTAAGCCGGTTGGACCGATTCTGGAAGCGTCCTTACCTGGACCCTTCCGTGATCGTGTTCAGAAAATAATCAAGCGGAAACTGAAAGTGTAACTTACATAAACGTAAAGTTATATCTAGAAATCGTCTCATTTGTGATTGAAATACCAACTACTTGAATGGTATCTCTCTTGGCATCCGTGTAGTCCGCTAGTTTTATTACACCAATAAATTTATCCGCGGGGAGAGGATTACCATTTTTATTTGTCATAACCTTTCCTTGCCAGTTCTTTCTAATACCTGTACCAATCTCGCATACTTGAATATCTGTAAAATATCTATTTCCATTACAATAGTTAATAAACTCTGTCATAGTTGAAAAGGTGAATGGGCCCTCGGGTGCACCTCCGCGCTGCTTCTTAGAGCGGGTCTTCCTCGCGGTTTTCCTCTGCCTCCGAGTCAAGCGCTTTGCCATAGTATAATTATTCTTTATATTTTAATCAATCATTGCACAAACTGTTTCCGGCTCTCGGGAAGATTTACCATGAGATAAAAGTGGAGGACCCGAGCACGCGTCTGGATGATGCCACTCGGCTTCACACAAATAGAAAGAAAAGAAAAATTAAAAACACATGATAATATATAATGGTACTCCGTAAGAAGAGCAGAAAGTCACAGAGAAAATCTAATAAGACAACCAGAAAACGTCACGGTTATCGTGGAGGAGCGACGTGTCCCAATTGTAATGGAGCAGGGGGGTTTAGACAAACTGTAGTCTGCAATGGCTGTAATGGTAATGGAGGATTCTTTGAAATGTCAACTGACTTTCAGGGAAGACCTAAAAAAATATGGCAAAATTGCCAAGTGTGTCAAGGAAGTGGAAAGGGGACTATTGATGTTCCCTGTTACACATGCCGCGGATCAGGGCAGGTTCCTGATGCGCCGTCCAAGGGGCGTCGTGGCAGATAATGATAAGCGTCACCTCTCAAGAGCAGGCAAGATAACCAGTTGATACGGTGCTCCTGCGGCCGCCAATTTGACTGCGCGCATCCGACAGTCTAGCATATCCAGAACTTCTTGATCCAGACGATTTAGCCGGATTCGTCGGTAGTTCTTATTATTTGGATGCAGAATCACTAGATACATATCACCGACTTCAAGACCATACAGAGTCTCAAGAAACCAGCGATATGTATTTAACTGCAACGTATAATGCCAATAGTTACAGTTCGGTAAATGGTCCAGCGGTGGATATCCGCGCTCAAAATCATTCGCCGTCTTGATCTCCTTTGAGCGCTTCCAGTCATAGATTACAATCTTTCCATCAGACTTTCTCCGAAACACTCCATCAATACTTCCGCACAGCAAATGTGGCTGTGAAAAGACTTCCCACTCCATTCTGAACGGTTCTAGATCATGTCCACAGTCGGCCCAGAAGTTCATGAAATAGGTCCATTCTGGAGTCGCCTTGATGTCGTCTCCGATCAAATGTTCCGCCCCATTCAGAAACTGCTCAATCGCCAAGTGCATCGCCGTACCGAGACCACTCGCCTCCTTTCCAGAATCGGACCAACCCTTTTCAATCTCCGCCGCCGTCTTTCCGAAATACTTAGACATCGGCCACTTCGGCGACTTCATCATCTTGGCAATCGTCGCCGCCGCATCAAAATGAGGAAAGAACTGGTGGAGAAATCCAGTACACGATGTGACATTCTTACTGTCTCCATCAATAAAATACGTGTGCGTGGGCTCATAGAACCGAATGTGGTCATCGCGAGGATGTTTGTTTTTTACGGCAAGTGTCTGCCATGGTTCTGGCATTCTTAAAGAGTCTTAGTGATGAGCCTTTAGATCTAAAGACCAGGGGCTGAACACTACAAATGATCTATCCGATCTCTTTTTCATTTCCAAAGGAACTGATTATTCCGTACGTCCCCTTCAAGACCTGTCACACTGCAACGCACGCCTATCAGTTTACAGACTCTGAACCCTATCTTCAGAACTATGGAAGGGCTATTTTTGGGACCACGGATCTCAAGTGTGGATGGGATTGTCTGCGTCATTACGAGATTCTGTCACAGGGAACAATCCCTATGTTCAAGCGGCTTCCTCAGTGTCCGTCCAAGACAATGCGCACGTTTCCACGGGAACAGGTTCTCACCCTCATGGGAAAGTACGGAGATCTTGAATTCTCAGACATTATGAAAACATCATCTTCAGAACTCTACGAGGATCTAGATTCTCTTCTTCGGTATACACGCACGAATATGACAACGGAAGAAACCGCGGACTACATGTTACGGTGTGCAGGAGCTCAGGACGCAAAGGAAGTTCTATTTATTACAAATCATCCGACCGCAGGAGATTATTTATCTGAAACGATTGCTCATGGACTTAAGATGCGATTCGGAGGAAAATGCGACATGTTTCCAGACTATTCTGCACGATATGAAAGTTTTTCTCTAGAGGACTCGAAGAAACTTTATGGAAAGGGATTTAACTATACCAGGCTTTTACCAGACTCGTATAAGACATCTCTTACACGCCCAGAGATTCAAGAAAAGATATCTAGCAGAACGTACGATCACATTATTCTTTATCTTCACCACATGAGCTCAACGATACCATTTTTTTCCGCACAGGACAGTCATCCTTTATTTAAATATTATTCACCGAGTGAAATTTCAATCGTCTGTGGCCACGACTGTGATTCCTATTGGTCAAAAGAACTCCAGTGGTATATTCGTATGAATCACAACTGTCCATTTGTAAAGGATTTGCTTCCAGGTCATCCTGTATTTGTCCGTGAGTTTGGTGAGGAAGATGATTATAATAAAATTTGAAGTATTTGCATAGTTACAACAACAAATAACAATAACTACACGTAACATGAATCTACCGCTCAGTCCTGAAGTAGATATTCGTGCACTTGTTCCAGGTGAACGATATTATGCCGTGAGTACGCGAAACAGTTCACATTTTAATGGTGTCTTTACTGAATATTATACAAACGAAGCTGGATACGAGATGCTCCGTTTTCATTATACTACGTATGTGTACCCAAATGTACCTGTAAGCCTTATTGGTTCACCTGATGAACACCCGTGGGGATCCTATTGGCGTATATTTAATGATCGTCAATCGTTCCGATATTACAAGATCTGCCGTTTTACGAAAAAAGAAGTAAAGGAACTTACAGAACGGTGTCTTCTTCGTGAACGAAGGCAGTATGAACGTGCTCTCACTGGTACAATATCATCAGGCTTATATTTGCCTCGTGATATTGTACGCGAAATCTCTTTGAAATATGTTACATCCTATACATCTTTAAAGACCCCCTATCATCGTATTCATAGACATACATCTAAAAGCCAGCCAGCTCCATGATGTACTTACCTACCTTATTATCACCTTCTATTCTACCATCAGGCTTGCGTACACCACCCAAGTCATTCGCGGCCGTGGAGTAGTATAAGAGATACTTACCCTTGAGGCGAGCAGCGTTGACAATATCTTGGAACTCCTTGTCTGTTTCCCATCGCTGTTTAAGAGCATCCTTGAGGACGCCATCCTTCACAGAGGCCCACTTCGCCTCATCAAAGGTCGCCTTGTAGCGACGAATGACAGGAGGACGCGATTCATCAAGGATTTTTTCACGTTCCTCAGCAAGAAGTTCGTATTCGCGATCCTCAGGGAGTTTACGTTTACCTGCACCTGTTTCAGCGAGCCGAATACGAAGGAACTCTTGGTGAATGGTTCCCGTGCGGGAAAACAGACTTACTGCAAGTTCAGGCTTGTTTGTGGCAAGTTTGTATTTCATACCTGCTAGATAGTGCTCCAGACTGGGGTATTCCACAGGAGGTTGTTCCGTGTTGTCTAGAATACGGAATGGGGCATTGGGTGCCAACCAACGAGCCGCACCCTTCTTTCCAATGGCGAGTGTATCCTTGAGTGCCGCATTGTGGAAGAACTGAAAGAGTTCTCCAATCTGATAGACATTCTTCACAGCAGGGGCTTCACCTGCAGGTGCTTTCGCTTCGTCACTGTCGGCGGCGGCAGCAGCGGCGACAACCGATGACCCAGGACGAGGCGCGGATGCTGCGGGGGCAAGTGTGACCGGCTTAGGACTCGCGTCCTTGGGTGGAGCAGAGGCTTCATCCTCCTTACCTTCCCCAGCCTCTCCGCGACCTTCAGATCGCCTCTTGAAGATAAACCAACGATTCAGGAAACTGAACTCCTTCACAATGTCCGACATAGGAAACGCCTGCTTAGATTTCACCGCCATTTCATAACTCTTCTCAAACATGTTTGTGCTGTGGAGAAGTCCAGCCTCGGCAAGTTCCTCCTCATCAAGCAACTCACATCCAATACTCTTCATTTCCTCCACAAGTAACTTGAAGGGCACCAGATACTCCGTGTGCTCCATTCCGATGCTGATGAACTTTACGTCAATCGCCATGCCAAATGCATCCTCATCATTTGGCAGATCATCCGCATCATACTTCTTGGTGATTGTCCAGATCGTTGTTCCATCCTTTTCAATGCCATTCTTGGCATCGCCCATCTGTGTTCCGCGTAGCATGTTAAACACCGTCTCACCATCAAAGCAGCAGCCTGAGAAGTATCCTCCCACCTTGAGTGACGCACGCACATTTTCAAGAAATCCCTGAAAGGTATCCTTCGTCTCAAAGAAGTAGTGAATTGCGAAGTTGCAGCCCACAGCATCTGCACCATACTTGAGGCGACTTGCACCCGCCTTGGCAACGAGCGGCGGTACATCACCACCTGCAGGCACTCTGCCAAACACGGCGCGCAGAATGTTCTTCTCCTCAGGTGTACTTCCTGCGTCACCGTTGACAAGTTGCTTACTACTGTCACCGATGACAAAGATCATCGGTGGAACATTCTCACGTCCATTCGTCATCCAGGTGTTCAGAAGACGGCGATAGGCGCCGTCATTCGGGTCCAGAATACAGGATCCTGCCTTGTCAATGCCCAAGATAAAGGCCGCCTTGGCACGACGCCACTTCTGCAAGTCGCCTGCCTTTCCGCACGTAATGTCAAGTAGAGTCTTATCGCCTCCTTTCAGAACAGTCTCCATCATGATCTTTTCCTTGACCCACTTGTTGTGGAAATCCTGCAGTCCACGCGTATAGCGCTGGTCATTCTTGTCACCCTTACGATCGTAATATTTACGATCCTGATCCTCACGAGCCGCATTCGCCTTCACGATTCCAACGATTTCCTCCTCAAGCGGCTCCTCGGCCCCCGTGCGAATCATGTGTTCCGTGACAGGGTCGTAAATGGAGTTCCAGTTGTCATTGGCAACGAACTCGCTGTTTAGCGTGCGCTCCAAGATGCCTTTCTGAAGGCGCTCTGTCTTATCATAGCGAACACGCACAGGAACCCATCTCCATCCAGGCTCATTTCCAGGCTCATAGGCCATTTCAACGATGCTGCGATCCTGAATCGGCTCACCTGACCGCTCACACTTTACATACTCTTCTTGTGTATCAGGATCCGTTTCAACCGTTCTGTAGCATACAGAGGCCATCGTGTCCCCATAGTTCGTAGGAGTGAACAAGGCGGGCCTCTTCTCTCGTTTACCACGTCCATCTGCACCAGGCAAGGGGAGTTCTCGCAGCACAGTTGCACGAGGATCGTCATACGCCGTGTCACGCTCAGAGTTGACAAAGAGACGGAGAGTCTTGTACCGAATCGTCTCACCGTGTTCACCCAGGCCAACGGACACTTTATCGGCGCGATCATTTTCAGGATCCTTCTCAGTGATCGCCAAGAAATCAATCGTATTGTCCTCGGCCGGCTTCCACTTGAACTGCTGGTCAAAGGTGACACCAGGACGTTCGGGTAATGGCATCTGATTGCTTGTAAAGATAAGTCCATCTGTAGCATAGATACGTGTGCGCCCTCCGTCAAGAATACGCGCAGCCGCCTTGAAGATACTGTCATCGCCGACGGCACCAAACAAGAAGATCTTTTTACTTATCTTCAGAGTTGTGGACGGTGTAAGTCCAGGTCCAACCGCTGTCGGCCCATCTCCTTCATTCCATGCAGCAACCCATGCCTCCAGAGCACCATGACGACCCTCCTTCTCCTTTCCAACCTCCGCGAACTGAAAGGGTAGCTGTGTGACCTTCTTGCCACCGAGTCCAACATAAACCTCAAACAATAAGAGTTGCTGAATAGCACCGCCCTCCTTTGTCTTTGTCACCCATTCACCGTCAAGCAAGGTATTTGCACAGGCCACACGACGAAGTCCCGTACGATAGACATTCAGAGCCATATCAATCATCCAGAGATCACCCTCGGCATTGCAGAATGCGTGAACGCGAAGGCCATCTGCCTTGTCCGTTACGTTATAGCCTTCACGGAGATTCGGAACCTTCGGTTCAGCGATCTTGACCATATTACTGAGCTGTAGAGTCTTAGGGGCGACTCCACGGAACTTCTTCAGAGGTCCGAGGCCGCTCGTGCGCATGTACTCACTGATCACCTTGGCCTGTACAGTCTTTCGTGTAAGTAAAGTACTCTTCTGGATTCCGCGAAGCACATCGCCCATGCCGCGAACCAGATTCTTCAAATGTGTGGCGGCATCCGCCTCCCCATGCAGGAGTTCAACTTCAATCTCATAGATGGGATTGACTTCAAGAAAGTTAAAGTCGCGGAAACTCTGCGCCCACTGAAACTCTTTGCGCTCCTTACCTGTGCGGTCACGGTACGTCTTGATCGGCGTAGACCGAACCATAGAGAGATCGAAGCGAATGCCCTCGCCGCGAAATGTCCAGCGGCGAATCATACGAAAGGCTTTCTTTACCGTGGGCCAACGGCTCATGACATCTTTCAGTTGCGGATCATCCTCTGACAAGGGAATCTCGCGACGTGTCTTAATCCGTACATCATATTCATCCAAATCAAGGTTGGCTTCGCCTGACGCCTTGTCCTTAATGATGGCCTGATACGGCTTTCCTGCGATCGTATTGTCACGACAATATTGCTGTATCACCCCGAGTCCAAAAACAGAGAAACGAATCCCATTCGGAAGACAAATATTGAGTTTGTCTTCCTGTGGGAGAACGTCATATCCCTTTGCCTTGAGGCGTTGCACAACCTGTAGGAAGGTCGTTGTGTCCACTTCTCCTTTGGGTCCGAAGGTTGTCTCAAGTTCGCGTTCAGGATGGGTATGCCATTCCTCAACCATCGTCTTCAGAGTTTTCACTTCACCTGGAACCAAATCCATTCAATCCTACTGCGTGCCTTGAACTTCTGAATGAAGCCGCTTCAAACTTTACCCTGTGCCTCGCAAATGTTGAATCGCTTCGGCCTTTCCAAGAGCCCGCGCATAGTCCTCCTTGAGAATACGTCCAGATTCACTCTTTGTGCTCGGGATTCCGATATTCATAGAATTCCATGACTTTTTGAGAGCCTCAAGTGTTCCTTCGGCGCTCGGATAGGTACAGGTCCATCCATCGGTCTCACGATCACTTATCCATTTACTGAGGGCAGGTAGTCCAAATGTTGCAGGTGTTTCACCGGCCGAACGATAGCGTTCACGGGTCCAGAGAATGGGGCGATCTGATTTCCAAAGCCGGAGATCTTCAGGGACAAACGTCAACTTGCGTTCATTTTCGTTCATGCGGACCCATTGAACTTCACCAAGTACACTTACAGCCTTTTCAAGTGCCTCAAAGTTTTCTTCAGATGCATTTTCAATCGTTGTTCCTAGGGCATCACAGATCTTAGTCTTTGACCACTTTCTACCCATAGAACCTTCTCCTGACTGCACACGTCCCTGCAGACTTACAATCGCTCGCATTAACATCTCACGGCGCTGTGCTTCAGATCCAGCACGGAACTCGTGATTTGTTGACCAGAGCCATAGACTTACGGGGCCCGGGGGATTCAGTCGTGCCCATTCGACTCCATACTGCGTTTCAGTACTTTCTTCAACGGGTCCAGAGACCTGTTCACCAGGCATTGAAATGATCAGCGGCTTTTTGGATTTGTTCGGGTTTTTTTCAATACAAAGCAGTAATGTATCCATACTCCTTTATATTGGTGTGCAAACCTTAGGCCATCATAGAGTCCGTAGGCTATCCATTTCCTTATCGCGTTCCTCAAAGCGTAGACGATTTTGACTACAGAACTCAATAAACTTCACAATCTGTTCAAAGAGTGACTGGGGAAGTTTGGATAGATCAAAAAAAACTCCATTTGTGTTTTCAGTGACCTCAAAGTTTCCTCGTTTGAGAATACGATATAACTCCTCCTGTTCCGATTTTACAAGAGTCTTTATCGTCTCCCAAATCTTTCTACGCCGCTCATATTCTTCATTTTGCAGTGGTTCAGGCTTCGGTTCCGTCTGCATCTATCTCTTCATCCGTATCCTCTTTTCCCTCTGATTCCGCATCCGCCTCGGGGGCAACGACCTTCTGTTCGTCAACGGCAACCGGACCCACGATAGGTGCAGCAGGAAGCGCCGCCTTTCTAGAACGGTATACACCCACCGACAGAATGTTCGTATCATTGACCTGATAGCGGGACTTCTTGATCTCCACCTCAACGACCTCTCCCACCTGAATCGCATCAAAGTCCTCATCGCCGATGTGAAGATCACGAGGAATCATGATACGAATGGCATCCTTATAGTTCACGTAAATACCCATCTTATTCTTGCGAGTGACCTCACCTTCCACAATCACTCCATCTGGTGGCTGCAGAACACGTGATTCCGCTTCCGTATAGAAGATAATGTCACCGGTGAAACGACCCTTCTCAATCATTCCGATGCTGCGCGAGAGTAACTTCACAGAGTTCGGAAGGACATATCCATTTCGTGAACAGCGTCCCTCAAACTGTGTACGAATCTTTGACTCAAGCAACAAATCCAGATTTTTGATGTCCTGTCCGAGATCCTTTGCCGTTAGAGCAACCTTTGTTTCAAAAAAACTCTGGATTTCCATTTGTACCCTCCCTTTATTTACAGAAGAATCAAATTTACGCCCCCTAGGCCCCCTTGTCAAACTCACCCTTATGTCCAATCATTTTTGCGGAAATGCTCCGATACATCCAACGCCGCTTATTGATTTTCAGCATATCCATAAATCTCGTGACACAGTCCATGAGAAAACAGGCACGGACCGCATTCTCAAACTTACGACCTCCTTCCCGTTCTGTCTTTGTCAGGATCGTATCTGTTAAATCAAGATCAGATCCAATCGCTCCCTTAAGGATAAGACCAAACTCTTTCAACTTTTCAAAATGATTGTGAACTCCGCTGGCAATACTACATTCGCGTCCTTTTCCGACCTTCTCACCCACAGCAGGGACCTCAATATTCTTAAAAATCATTTCTCCCTTTTTCGGAACGATAAATCCATATCGAGGACCCGTTGTATTCGTATCAGCCTTGAGTCCCTTATACGGGTCGCCCCCAGATTCAATGACACTCACCTGGAGTTCAGAACATTCACTGTCTCCGCAAATGTACCGTAATACACCTGTTAGGGGATCAATGAAACGGAATGCGCGCGTGGCTCCTGACTCTAGTACTTGTTCATCATAGACGTGCTTATACTTTACAAGAAGCGCTGGATCTGTTTGCCAGATACGAAGTAGTGCTTGTTGCTCACGTGCACTCAGAAACTCGTCCCATACACATTCAAGAAGAACTTTGGCCAGCACCCCACGCCAGGCCTCTGATGTCTGAACGGACTTATAGAACCATGTAATCATTTCAAAACGTTCTGTGCTTCGTTTAATAAGGCGTGTATCATGTTTATGAAAGTCTGCAAGGGCTGCAGTGATCGCAGGAGGAACACCCTTTTCTGGCGCAGTCTTTCCAGCAATGGCAGTTGACCATGCGAGTATTTCATCCCAAAAGGCCGAATCACCAACGGCTTCTGGTTCAGGTGCAGCCTGTTCAGCAGGGACTGCACGTTTTGCGGGTTCAGCGGGTTCAACTGCAACCATGCTGATCGCAGGCTCATAGGAATCTCGTTTTACAGGTGCATCTGCAATGCGAAGAGCCAGCGGAATCGTATCATCCTGTAGACCTGATGGTTGAAAAAGAAAATATCCATTTTTATACAAGATTCTCCCCCTCTTTCCAAATAAGTCAATGGTAAATGATTTACTGCGAATGATTGTCTGTAACAATAAGGCCAGTGCTTTGCGAGGAATGTCTGAGAAAAAATCTGTAAAATCGGATAGGGCTACAAAGGGCTGCTCTGCGCTGGCGCTTCCCTTCCCTCTGAACAAAAGTCGCACGCGCTCAAGTAACTGATTTTCCCGCCATTTTGCCGCATATTCGGTATAGGTTCGTTCATTTGCCGCGTCTGGATTCACTACAATCTCAGGTTTACACTTGTAGTCTTGACAGTTCTCTAGCCAGTCGCAAAGTGCCGTAAACGGAACATCATTTCTGTCAACTGCAGGTCGTAGAACACCTTGACCATCTATCATAGGAACCAATGGAAGACCTTCAACAAGCACAGCGTCGTGATTCAGATTACAATCAACCGCATATTCTTTGAGTACCCGTGTAACACGTCCAACTTCAATCGCCTTCCTGATCGCACGGCGATATGTATATAAATCAATGGTTTCCGTGTCATAGGCCTTATCAAAGGCACTCACAAGTAAGTAAACTGTACAGTTACGCAGACGTGTATCTTTTAATAGGGAATGACTGCATGTACGAATACCGCGACCGACGACTTGTTCTAACTTGTTCAAGTGAAACCAACTGTCAAACAGGAACAGTTCACGAATGTATCGCAAATCAATACCCTCTCCTGCAACTTGAGAACCGATTACGATTTTGAGCGACTCACCCATCGTGTTGTTCGTTGCTCGTTGGGCCGCGATTGCCGCCGCATTGTTCGGTGAATATTCGTCACTTCCCGTAAGAATGCAGTACCGAGCAGGTAAAAACGCGTGATCTGCACGATGTCCTTTTTCACGTTGACTGCATAACGCACATTGCCGTTTTCCATCCGTCTGGATTCCATCCTGTAAAAATCCTTGACGACCACCAGGACTCCACAATGTATATCCATTTGCCTCAAGTGCAAGAGCAATCATGAGTGCACCCGATTTGATAAAACGACTATAGACAAATGCACATCCTTTTGTGTTCTTAAGGCGCGACAATAAAAAGGCCATTTTAGGTGAAACCTTTCCAATCTCTCCTTCTGCCAACCAGGTAGGTGCACCTTGAAGTGATTTAAATGTACTTAATCCTCCTGTATGTTTCTCCTCAAACTGATCATCAAATCCTTGCGCACGAATACGAGACTCAATGGAATCCTCGCCTGGAAAAATCCAGTTTCCTGCCTGAATCAATGTATTGGATGTCTGAATATCAATCTTTTCCTCAGTTCCCACAACCGTTTTTGCATATTCACGATAAAGATCTGCGGCCTCTCCTTCAAACTGACAATGCACAATAGGTAAACCAAACTCTGCAGTGATTTCGGTGCCTGTGGCCGCGCCAGCAGCAGTAATCGCGACACCATTTGGTGCCTTGGATGGCCATTTTGACATCAGTTCGAACCGAGCACTACCCTCCATCTGCGGCTTCAAGCGTGTTGGAAAGGTCAATGGATTTTCACCTCGCATAAAACTCACGTAACGACTCGCAATCTGACCAATCTGCTTATCTCCACTTGGAACAATACGACCATCAGGAAGAACCTTTTCTTTCGTAAATGTGCCATCCTCAGTAAAGATTGAGGGTACACTCAGCAGTTCCGTTGCCCGTTTGTCATTCAAAAGTAAAAGATTCAAGAGAAAGATGATTTCCGTATAGGAGTTGTACATCGGTGTACCCGTGAGTAAAACGAGAGTTATTCCATCGACAACCTCCAGAATCTTCCTCAGAAAGGGCGTGAGTCGTTTGCCGGCCACAGATTCGCTGAGTTCCTTTTTTCCACCTGCCGCATCAATATTCTCCTCGTCCATTTCAGGTGTATCGCGAAGATTGTGGGCCTCATCAATAATAAGAACCTTTCCACTGAACGCCTTATTAAGTTCCTTGTAAAGTGCCTCTTGACTACCTTTGGCGACCGTTTTTTCAATGCCCGTGATATAGTTTGCAAAGGCAGTGTATCCCATAAACGCATAACGCCGCTTAATGAGTGCGTTCACACGCGATTCAATGACTTTCTTATCCTGCTCATACAGAGTTCCTGAAAGTTTCAAATATGTATTGCCAGTGCATCCCTTGGCCGTATTCATCTCACTCGTATCAGGATCCTCTGAGAGTCCCTTACCAATCTTGAGCCCATCGGGGTCAAAAATAGTCCGATAAAATCCACCCTGAATCGTTCTTGGGGCAACGATCATGACTTGGTCGCGGGGATACTTTTCAAGGAAACCTTCGGCAATCGTAATGGCGGCACATGTTTTACCAACACCGACACCATGGAATAATAAGGCGGAGTTATACGGTGTGGCAGGCGACAAAAGTCGTGATACAAACCGCTGAACAGGCGTCAGTTCAAACTCGCGGTCAGGGTCACACGGATTGATCGTGTCCTCAAGTTGATCCTTAATAGACCGTTGTTTCGATTCGGCAAACTCTCGTTTTTTGAGTAACTTCTGAATAAAATCAGGATCAGATGCATCAGGATACAAAGATCCAGTATCTTCGTATGCAGACTCATGTGCCTCAGGGAAAATACGTTTCGCTTGCATTTCCTTTACAAGAGTGTCTCTTTCCTGAAAGATCTGTTGTCTATCATCTGCTCCCTTTGGAACTAAGGTTGTCCATTTTGTCAATAGATCCTCCATCTAGTAGACCTTATGAAAATGCAAACGGGCAAAAGTTTCGCAGGATAATGGACGTGCGTAAAAGAACTTCACGTTTCTCTACGTTTTCAGGACGGATTCGTGAGATGGCTTCGTCCAATGTAAACCATCCCAGGTCACCGATTTCTCTGCGCATGTGTTCATTATTCGGATCAAACGTGACTTTTACTGATTCCTTGACGTAGACAATACGATATTTGTGACAATAATGAATATGATTTGTTCCGAAGAAGGTCTCTTGAATAGGTTCCATGTTTTCAATCATTTGAATATCCTTCTCATGTAGTCCTGTTTCTTCCCACATTTCGCGTAATGCACATTCGCGTTCTGTCTCAAATGGATCACGCCGTCCTTTCGGGAACCCCCATTCGGGTGTTTCCCAACCGGGTCCGACCATGTCAAATAGTTCACGCAGAGTGTGCTTCACTCCATTTATATCAGTTAATCCGTTTTCACGTAGAGTCTCAAACTTCTGACGACTTGTCTCCTTTTCCTGACGGTATTGTGCAACCGAATGATCACTTCCCCACAAATCATCCCATAGTTGCTGAAATGAAAGTGTTAAAAATCGTTCTCGTTCTCTGATAGTCATTCCTTTCATTTGAGTCGTAATATAGATGTAATCACTTGTATTATATTTTCCTCGCATAAGTTCTACAAATCCCAGACTATCGCGACGCTGAATCAGTAGAAACTGAATCGGCCCCGAATGTTCAAGGCCAGTGATCGCAGCCTCATGTTCAGCCAGAATCTGTGCAGGGTTCCAGTTTCCAAGAACACGAACTGCAATGATTCCATGACTTGTAATAGGGGCCATACATTGGCGGAATGAATGAACTAGATCTCCGCAGTTTGAACATCCTCGTATCATCATTGTTCTTCCCTGTCCTCTTTTCATTTTGTAGAAGGCGCTCACTTAGTCTAGAAAAGGTAAATCTCTTAAGGTGGAGGTAAAAACTGCTCAAAAAACTCTGTAATCTAACAAGATGAAGATTCCTCCTGAGGTCTGGGGCCCTTTTTTCTGGCACACGATTCACATAACGGCAATTGGATATTCAAATACTCCTACGTATGCGCAGAAGAAGGCAGCAAAAGAGTTTTTTACGTCGCTGACCGTATTGATTCCGTGTCCGGTCTGTCGTGAGCACTATGCAAAGCATATTGCAATGCTTCCCATTACACCGCATCTGGATTCACGTGATGATCTTTTCAAGTGGACAGTTGTACTCCATAATGCCGTCAACAAAGATCTGAAGAAACCAGAGTTTTCTGAAAATGATTCCATTGCCTTTTATCGGCGACTTGGAGAACGAGGTAAGTCTCCTGTGATTAGCCACTTTGACTTTGAGGAAGTGGATACACGTTCCTTTGCTCGTGGGCTTGGTGCCGGTATAGGCGGAATGGCAGTCCTTGGAGGGATACTGTATCTTGTCGCACCTAGATAGAATGGAGTCGTATCCCCCTGAAATCTATGAGGGGCTTAAAATACCGTCCGGTCCAACACACCCTGTCAAGAAGGAGGTGAAGGAGATGGTCGTCAAAGCAAAGATGACGAACGATGAGATCAAGGCGCGCGAGGGAACCTATTTCACTGAAAAGGAGGTTGATAAGATTCTGGATCATGACGTGGATCTCTATCGCCTAGATCCTGAAACGGGTGAAAAGAAACTTCTGGCTAAGTTTCGCAAACACGTGTTTACTCCTGAGGAGATTCGCACGGGATGGGAAGGGTTCTACGAGACGGCGGCCACGAGTCGCAATCGCGGTGCGGCGGCGGGTCCTATTGATTTAGATGGAACATACTGGAAAAAGCGCAAGCCCACGGAAGTCAATAAATGGTCTACACGCTATGTGCAGAATGGAAAAGTCAGTAAAATGCGGGTGAACAATCTGGTCATGAGCAGTGTACTTGGATTTTTTGAAAAGACGCCCTTCATGGGACTTCCGTGCCGTTTAACGAGTTATACACAGCGTTTTTTCCGTCAGTATAGCCACGGCCTTCCTTTCATTGAGGCTGTGAATGATAAATTTAAGAAGTTGGTGCCGGCGGCTCACGCGAAGCAGTATGCGGCGGCATCCAAGAAACCGATGTATCGCATCAAGAATACGGCCTTCAGCTCCGTGACGCTGAACCGCAACTTCCGTACGGCGTTACATCAGGATGCAGGTGATTTCCGCGATGGATTTGGAAATCTGAGTATTATTGAACGAGGTGAGTATTCAGGTGGTTTCACACTTTTTCCACAGTACGGCGTTGGTTTTGATATTCGTACTGGAGATTTTCTGGCCATGGATGTCCACGAATGGCACTGCAATACGGAGATTACTGAGTCGGCGGCGCAGGCTAAGAAAAACAAGGAACTTCCTGATATTTACAACGACGATGCTACAACAGGGACATTCGGATCGAATAAACCGTACACGCGTATCTCCTTCGTATGTTATTTACGTGAGAAACTTCGTCAGTGCGATGAAGGACAGACACGTAAATATTATAAAAAGATCAACTTTGATCCGGTCAAGGGAGATTTAGCGAAGGCTAAGAAGGCCAAGTTCTCAGGAAAGACGCGCAAACATAAGGCATAAAATAGGAATCCTGTGGTAGAGAGAATGAGTGATTACAGGGGGCGACTTTTGAACGTCCTTCAAACATCACGAGCATCATTTCCGACTATTCCCAGCATAGGGAGTTTCCCGACAGTTGGCTTGAATACGGAAGGCGTTGGCGGTGTCATCGCCACAGTAACACCTTATATTCTATGGATGCTTCTGTTTATCTTTATTGCCTTCCTTATCCTTATTATAATAAACTATACTGTCTATCCAATCTTTAACTTTGGGGACAATCCGAACGCACTGATTACTGTACCTCAAACACAGTGGGTAAACTCATGGTCCTCATGTCCTGCAACAGGATGTATTGATGCGAAATCCACGAATACAGTATCCGCTGCAAACTATAGTATCTTAGTTGATGTAAAAATAACAAATCCTGCACCGAGCACAACAACGTCAAACACTTTTGTACTTCTTTACAAAACGCCTAATGAAACATTACCTTCATCTACACTTGGCTCGGCGGCGACAGAAAATCCGAGTTTAGTCGTTGCCTATGATTCACTTGCCTCCAAGATTTTTGTCTATTTGACAACAAAAATGACCGATAACTCGTATGCACTGCAAGTAGTGTCAAGTGAGTGTATCCCGAGTGTTCCGTACCGCATTGGTATTATTGTGAGTAGTTCACTCGTTGAACTCCATATGAACGGATCGTACATGTCAAGCAAGTCATTTGCTGGACAAACTGTTGTTGGCACTGACAAGGATTACATACACAGTGCACCGAGCACCTACTCAAAGAATGTGCAAGTTGCAAATCTGTTCACAGCAAACTATGTTGTCTCTTCCGGTGAAATCAAATCAATGGGAGGGCCTGCCCTAACCGCTTAAATAAATCTGCGCCTCATCTAAATCTTTGTGTCCTAAAAGGAGAAGATGATCTGGATCATCATAATTGTAGTTGTTCTTATAACACTCGGTGTTTTAACATTTCTACTCCCTGAACTTAACTTTACACGAGCACTTGAATCAAGTCAAGTTTCTGGTCCATGGGATTTATCCAAGGGTCCTACTAGAGTTCCAGCAAGTAACCAAAACATAGCTGGAAACTTTCTTTCAAATCAAAAGTCAATGTTTCGGATTTTTTATTATGTGAAAGGAATGCCGCGCACAGGCAATGCAGTTGACTCTGTAGATGTAAACTCAAACTATGATCAGCAAACAAATACCTACAAAATCTGTACACTTTCACAGGGCGCGACATGTACTCATCCTGGATTTTGGCCACTCGTGTCGTTTGGATCTGATTTCAAGATTGAACTCTTACAAGCACCCGACGCCTCTCGTCCTGGCCTTGCTAAAACACAACTTGTGATTAAAACTGCGTCTGTGACTAGGTCAACAACAACAAACTATATAGAAACTTTTACACTTCCCGATTTCCCCCTACAGAAATGGATTATGTTAACGGTGTCTCGTGAAGGATCTAGATTTGATGTATATTACAACAATCAACTTCAGGCTTCTATTAAAACAACAAATGTTCCATCGTTGTCCGCAACGGATATAACAGTATCTGAAGGTACAGGCATTGGTCAAGCACAATGGCTCATGTCTGCTACAAATAGTATAATTATCTCAGATGTTGCTAAAGATTTTAGTCTAAATACGGATACAAAAGGACAGCCATTGCAACAGATTATACCTTCATTTACAGGAATTTCACTGTGTCCGTCCGGCAACTGCTTTAAAGGTCCAAGTGTGCGACCGGCAAATCCTCTAGTTGCATGGCAAACGAGTTATTAAAAAATCCTGAAATCCAATCAGAATGAACGCCGCAAGCGCAGCTCCCGCGCAAGGATTTGGTTCTACAGCACGGTTGATTGGAGGAGTGATTATCCTGATTCTTGCAGGAGTTGCACTCTATTATATGTATGATTACTTGTTCAATATTACGTCAATCCAGACGAAGGCTGCGATTGTATCAGGTCCTATTTCTTCCAGAACAGCGAGTTTCCAGTATCCTAAGTCGGATGATACTGATACTAAACTAAATCAGTATATTTTTACAGGTGGAGAAACCTCCGTTAGTTTCTGGATGTACGTGACAGGTGCAGGGACTAGCCTTACAAACAAGAAGCACATCCTGCATTTAGGAACACAAGAAGACGGAACCGATATACCCACTCTGCTTGTTGCATTGGGCGGAAAAAATAACGGACTCTTTGTTCAAGTGAATGACGGTAAAACTCCCAATGGAAGCGGGGTTACAACTGCAGGCATCTATTCGTACATGCAGGATAGTTCAGACCCAGCAAATGATGTCTCTAAGACCTGTAATGTTGGCAATATTGAGTATGGTCGCTGGGTGAATGTAGTGATCGTCTTGAACAATACACTCTGCGATGTCTACATGGATGGCAAACTCGCGCGGTCAAGTGTTCTCAGGGGGCAATTCCAAGTGGGAGCAACGCCTAAATTCTATTTACTCAAGCCTAGTTTTTCTAGTGGAGGAAGCACTGCAGTGAATACGGATTGGAATGGCAGTCTCAGCAATGTAAACTTCTACAACTACGCGGTTTCTCCGGACGAGGTCTATCGTCTCTATATGGCCGGCCCTTCCGGCTCAGGCGGAAACCTATGGGACTACATCAAGAGTTTCTTTGGTACTGTAGACATGGCAAAGCCTGTAACGGCTGCGCCTGTAACGCCTACTTAACTAGACGGATGAGTTTTTAATAAAAACTAAATCCATCTAAGATTTAGATGTCGGCTAACAACGTAAGTGCAGGCCCTGGTGGTTTCATACTAGGAAATGGAATCGCTCCACAGATTCTTTTAGGTCTTGTTACAGGCCTTGTGCTCTTTATTGTAGTTTATAGTTTTGAGTCACTCATACAGACTCTTAATAAGTATCAAATGGCAAAGACTGTCCTTGTCCCGAATACGATCACGAGCACTTCATCGGTTGTCATTATACAAGATCCTTCTAATACCAAATCCAAGATGATTCTTCCGTCCGAAAATGAACTGACCGGTGTTGAATTTACTTATAGTTTCTATCTGTTTGTTGATCCTTCAACGATCGACGCAGATGGTACAATAAAGTTGAAGCAGGTCTTCTACAAGGGATACTCCAAGCCCTTCCCGTTACTGGGACCCGGCGTATTTATTCGGAACGACACGAATACCATGCGCATCTTCATGAACTCTTACAAGTCCTGGTTTAACTACGTAGATGTTCCGAACATTCCAATGCAGAAGTGGTTCCATTGCGCCATCGTGTTCCGTGCGAATAATCTTGAGGTCTATATCAATGGTAATCTTTCAAATCGTATAGCAATGGAAGACACATATCCTTACCAGAACTACCAGAATGTTGTAATCTTTGGCGGAAGTAAATATGATAGCCCTGCTGGAAAAACCTTCACTAGACCTGGAACTACGGGTGGAGAGGCGTTTAACGTCGCAGGACCTATGTCAGGCCAGATCAGTCGTCTGACGCACTACCGGTACGCACTGTCGTTCAGTGAAATCCAAGCTCTTTCCAGTGTAGGCCCCTCCTCAAAGATAGATACAAGTCAGCAGTCATCTTATTTACAGGCAAGTTTGACAGATTCTTGGTACACACCTTAGAGACTCATTCTGCGCCCACAAGATTTACTCACTTTCCTCTTACCAATATAAGAGAAAAGGGATGACGGGTGGTGGTCTTCTAAGTTTAATGGCCTACGGGTCTCAAAATGTTCTCCTAAGTGGAAATCCAAGTATGACCTACTTCTATAAGGTTTTTAAACGTTATACTCATTTTTCACTTGAGAGTGTGTCACAGCTCATGGATGGACAGAATCAACTCTTTTTTGATCAACCGATCAAAGTCCGCTCCAAGATTCAGCGAGTTGCTGATTTAGTAAGTGATGTCTATTTTACGTTTCAACTTCCAGACATCTATAGTAAATACGTTCCACCCCCTATTCCTTCGGTTCCGACCTCCCTAACATTTACTGCGACCCTTACAAATCTATCTGTTACTTGGCCAGCGACTCGGTGGGCAACATCATATACAGTCGTATTTTTCTCAAATACGACAAACCCTCTCACAGGTACATCAACGGTGCTTGGCACAGTGACAACTTCGGGACTTGGTGCAGGTATTGCCGGATATTTTTTTGTAAATCCGACAATCTATTATTATTTCACAATCGTATCAACCGGTTTCTCAGGCACATCGGCTCCTTACCAGTCAGGAATGATAAGTAGTCTAAACTCACAGGCTGCAGTTACAACCGTAACGTACACACCGCCACCGCCGCCACCTACAACTCAACGAACACAGCAGTATGAGTTCAAATGGGTGGAATATGTGGGCCCGGCTCTGATTAGTTCAGTTGCGATTTTAATCGGTGGGCAGAAAATCCAAGAGTTTGATGGATCTTATCTGATTGCGTCTGCGCTCGTTGATTATCCAACGGACACCATGGCAAAGTGGAAGGTTCTCGTGGGCCAAGTTCCTGAACTTACAGATCCTGAAAATGGTATGTATCCTGGCGGTGGAGTTCCTGGTACATATCCCCATGTTGTCCGTAATACGGCACTGCCCGCCGATGCTCAACTAAACCGTCCATCTATTTTTGGACGCATGATACGCGTCCCGCTGCCTTTCTGGTTCACACAGGAAGGATCTGCGCTTCCACTTGCAGGACTTCAGTTTCATGAGGTTGAGATTCAGATTACTCTGAATCCTATTAATACCTTGTATACGGTACTGGATGCATCTGGATTCCGCGTGGCACCAGGAGTTCAAACGATTGCAAGTAGAACAGCAATCGCATCAAATCTTCCTGATTATGGAACGGTCTATGACGCAAATGCGAACATGAATGCATTTCTAGTTGATGTGGGTGTTCCAACGCCTGGACTCAGCACATGGAACTTAAATCCATCACTTGAAGTGACGTATGTCTATTTACCAGAATCTGAACGGACTCTCTTTGCTTCCTCACCAATGTCTTATTTGGTTCATCAAGTTACAATGTATCCGTTTCCGGCCCTCTATACTCGTCAGATTCTGGATTTAGAAACTCATAATCCGATCGAACGACTTCTGTTTGTGAATCGTCGTTCTGATTCTATACAGTTCAGAAACCAGATTGCAAACTTTACGAACTGGATGTCTCCGATGGTGGCTCCTTTCTTACAAGGGACAAGTGCGGTTGCAGGGGGTTCTTCAGGTCAGTTACTCCAGTATGCGCAGCGTGATATTATTAGGGGGCTCAGGGTTATGTGTGATGGTAATGAACTCCAGCAGGAAAAGCCTATTGAGTTCATGAATGCGGTCTATCCGTTTAGAACCACAAATGGAAATCCGAATCAGCAGATTCCTATTTATAGTTTTGCTCTTCACAGTCTGAGCCCCCAGCCTTCGGGGTCCATTAACGCCAGTCGGATCCGTGTATTTCAGGTTGAGGTTAATCCGTATCAACTTCCTCCGAATACAACGTATGTTTATGACCTTAGTATTTATGTTGAGTCCATCAACTTTGTAGAGATTACTGGCGGCATGGGAGGCCTCAAGTACGCGCTTTAGGATCCTTAATACGGATTTCCACAAAGCCCGATTTCCGACTGGGATTGATTTTAACCCAGTTTGGAAAGAGTCTCATGAGTTCTTTTACGGCCACTTCCTGTTTTTCCTTTCGCGTATCATCTTCTTGCATACCGCCAGGCGTTTTGTAATAAGGTGTTTGAGGAGACACAAAGTTGAGTCGTGCGACTGCCCCATCACGTTTATAAAATAGCATTGTGCGCAAGTAATCCTCCTTTTCAGAGAAATCCAGATGAATCTTTTTTCCAGGATTGATCTGTCCCCAGAACGATCCGACAATCAGACGTAGATCTGTGCTTACCGTATCCTTCATGAAAAATCCATTCGCACTCGGATAGAGGCCCCACAGGGAGGCCCCCGCCTTGGCGGCTTCCGCGAAGCCACGATCAATCGTACGTTTCAGACTCACGAGCGGCTTCTCATGCCGCTTGGCTCCAGCATCAAACTCAATAAAGCCGCGAATGTCATCATCGGCGCTGACAATCTTCTTTCCGACAGGGAAGTATGCATTGATCGCATTGCGTGCATTATGTAGCCCCTTTTGTGCAACAATAAGTGCCCTATAGTGACCCGCAGGTAATGTAGCCTTATATAAGGCCTCCTCGTCTTTATCGGCCACGAAAATGTAAATACGAGATGGCTCAATTCCATAACGTGTGAGGGTCGCAAGAGTCTTGTCTCGGAGGATCTCCGCTCGTTTATACGAAGGGATCGCAACAACCCAGTCAGACCGAACCTTCCGTGTTTTCCGTGCGGCAGCGACCATCTATTTTACCCTGCGCAAAATAGATGGGAGGAACGATAAGCCGAACGGTGGATCGGATGGTCAATAAAGCGACCTATGACCCTGAACTTGATCAACAAATCGCCGATGAGGCGTCCGCTGCTCGTGATGCCAGAACCGCTGCTCGCAAGGCCGTCGCGGAGGCCACGTCTCAGAATACAGAACTTATTCAGAATGCAGCACTTACTCCGCAAGGATCTACACTCGCCTTGGCCCAGTTTACTCAGATAAATGATTGGCTTGATGCAAATGCGACGGCAAAGAGTGTAGACATTTTAGACAAGATACAGAGTTTCAAAGATGCCTTACTCAAGATCTATACAGACGATAAAGCACGGCTTATCTTTTATAACTGGATTCAGTTCTGGAAGGTTACTCAAACGAGCCTGGCAACTGATAATAAAATATCCAGTGATAAATCCACATCATTAAAGTCAAGCATTGACGCGATTGCAAACTGGTACACAAAGAATCAGAATGAAAGTATTCAAACCTACCAGGATAAAATCAACACAGCGAATGCTACATTTTATACCATTATTACAGATTCACAAATCATTGCCGATGTGAAGGCAAAAGTGGAACTTTTAAAGAATAAGGATGCGACAAAGGTGATTGCAAAGATGAAAGAGACTGCTGAACAGGCAGCGCTTGATAAAGCCACACTCGATGAACAGATATTTAGTGTCTCGCGTACGGCTGAAAAGGCGGCCACAAATCTAGGATATGCAATTCTCGCCGCGGTTCTTGTAGCCTTTGGACTCATTGCTGGGTCCACTGCGGCCAATGACGCGATTGCTCGTTCTCTCCCCATTCGGATTGTGTATTTTGTCTATGCATTCATCTTTTCTATTCCTGTACTCATTTACTATACCGTACTGTACTTTTATTATAAGAAATCAGTTACGTATCTGTCATATATTCTACCTCTATATGAATATGATCCTGCCACGACGACGGCAAAAGTGTCTTTTTTTGAGAAATGTGTCTGGTATGCACGTGATGCGACAGTTAGCAAGGCAGTGGCCGATTTTGCAGCGGCTGCTGCGGCCGTCACCGCTGCAGCACCTGTACTGCCAATCCAGGCGCCCAAGGTCTAAACCTAGGTCATCCCATTCTAGTAATGACGGATTCCATTAAAAAAGATTCAACCTTTCCTTTTGTAAGTGTCGTCACACCCACTTACAATAGAAGAAAATTTATTCCGTGGCTGATTGAATGCTATGAGGCCCAGAACTATAAGAAGGATCGTATGGAATGGATTATTCTGGATGATGGTCAGGATAAGGTCGAGGATCTGTTCAAGGAGGCAGCGGCTCGTATTCCTAATCTTCGGTATATTCCACTTGATAAGAAGTTGACAATCGGTGCCAAGCGAAATCGGTTAAATGATGAGGCTCGCGGTGAGATTATTGTGGCCATGGATGACGATGATTATTATCCTGAGCAGCGTGTATCTCATGTTGTTACTCGCTTCAAACAGGATCCGAAGAAAGAACTTGCAGGCTCCTCTGAGGTCTTTATGTTCTTTTCAGATGTGAAGGAGATCTGGAAGTTTGGTCCGTATATGCCAAATCACGCCACGAACGGCACGATGGCCTGGAAGAAAACCTATGCGAGTAAACATCGGTATGATGAGACAGTGACGATGGCCGAGGAAAAATCATTTTTGGATGCTTACGCACATCCGATGATTCAGCTGGATCCATTCAAGGTGATGTTGGTCATGAGTCACAGTGAAAACACCTTTGATAAAAAGAAACTGAGGGCACAGGAAAGTCCATTTGTGAAACGGACCACCATGAAGATGAAGGATTTTATCCGTGATTCACGAATGGTTCATTTTTTCATGAACGCTTAGGAAACAAGGTGAGGTCTAGACCGCACGCGAGGTCTAGACAAGATCTACGATCCGAGGTCTAAAGTTTCTCATGAACTCTTAAGAAGATATGTTCGGTGTGGATGCGTTTACAAGATTGTACAATGCTCCCTTTACAAATGCATGTACGCAGGAAAGTCCTCAAGCCGTTCAGCCCGCTGCAATAAAGATTGGTATGCGCGGTCATCAGCGGGCGATTCTGCAGTCAATGAATGATCTAGAGGGTAAGTTAAGTACAGGGTATACGATCAACGGTGAGTCTCTTTACAGTCGTTTTGCGATTCTAGGTGATTCAGTGGGCGTAGGAAAATCTCTCATGGTCTTGGGTCATATTGCGATGAATAAGGGAACTCCTCCTATCACAAAATATAAGAGTTTGAATCCTTATTCTAATCGTAATGTATTTAGTTTGATTACCAATGAGTTCAGAGATATTAGTAACTCCGCTGCCTTGTTGGTAGTTCCTCATATTTTGTTTCATCAATGGGAGGACTATATTACGACACAGACGACTCTGAAACCACTTCTTGTAAAGTCTACGCGTACACTTGGGTCAAAGGGCTTTCTCAAGAATGTAACGGAGGCCGATCTGGTTCTTGTGTCAAACACACTTCTAGGAAAGTTTCTACAGGAAACGGAAAAAACGATTTGGTTTTCGCGGGTCTACATTGATGAGGCGGACACGATTCATATTCCGAGCACACAACCCTTTCCAAGATCAACCTTTGTCTGGTTTGTTACGGCCACATGGCAAAATCTGATCTTTGAAAATGAGCGGACATGGTATTCACACTCAAATATAGAAAGAGTTGCCGCAAGTCAAGAGTTCACAAGCTATGATCCTTCCTTTCAGGCTCAGATAGTTAATGCGCTCGTGGGTATGCGGGGTTTATATATGCGATACTCCTGTCGCTCAGGAACCTATTTGAAGGAGTTTGTGCGCATTCATCACCCTTACAGAACTCACTTGGTTCTGCGATGCCGCGATGAGTTTATTGCGGAAAGTATTTCATTGCCTCCGTTGTTCACGAGTATTATTCAGTGTCAACCGTCGCTTGCTCAGCGCATTGTTGCTTCTGCGATTACGTCACAGGTACAGAACTTACTGAATGCGGGCGATATTCAATCTGCCTTGACATCACTAGGAGTTGCGTCAGATTCACCGATCAACTTGATTCAGGCGGTGACGGATAACCGCCTTACAGAACTCAAACGTTTGAAGAGACTCTATGAGTTCAAGTCGGCAGAAGAATACTCAACACCTCAGGCGAAGGAACAGGCTTTGACAAATCTTAAGGGAAAGATTGTAAGTCTGGAAGAGCAGATTCAGACAATCAAGTCACGGATTGAAAACTATAAGAAAGAAATCTGTGCAATCTGTTACGACGAGCCGCAGCAACAGGCACTCTTAACACCATGCTGTTCACGAGTCTTCTGCGCCGCATGTATTCTTACAAGTCTCTCAAAAATCGTAGGATGTCCTCTGTGCAGAACTCTCATTGATCCGTCAAAGTTGATTAGTTTTGAGGAGAAACCGACTGCCAAGAAGAAGGCTCCTGTTGCCGAGAAAGGTCCTCCGAAGAAGATTGATGCGCTGATGAACCTGATTGTGGATCATCCGAATGATAAGTTTCTTGTCTTCAGTCGCTATGAGAATCCTTTTCAACTCATGCAGGAACGTCTTACGGAAAAGAAGATTTCAGTCCAAACAGTGAAGGGATCGAAGGATGTGGTGAACAATCTGCTCACGCGGTTTGACGAGGGTGATGTACGGGTACTTCTATTAAATGCGGCGCATGCTGGCTCAGGGCTCAATATTACTGCTGCAACTTATGTGGTTTTATGGCACGCAATGACGGCGGAGGAGGAGAAACAGATCTTGGGTCGCGCATATCGTATGGGACGATCCAAGCCGTTGAACTTTGTGAAGTTGGTGCATCCTGATGAAGTTCGTGGGTAAACCCACGAACAAACCCCCTTGCGGGGGAGATTCGGAACTAAAGTTCCTTACCAGTCCCATTGCGGGGGAATTCAGAAACTAAAGTTCATCATCAGCCCTGCTGCGCAGCCCTCGCGACTACAAGATTATTTTTAAAACTATAACTAGAATGAAGGCATACGTAGTTATACTTTTACTATTAAAACTATCTATGATAGTTCAAATCATTCTTATTTTAGCAAAAGTGGAAGATGAAGAACATATTGCATATTTGATCAATGACATCTTATTCAAGACATTTTTAGGATTATTTTTGATTCTATTTTTTTATATACACGGCAGTCCACTAGTTGATACGTGGGATGAGCTTTTTATCGGATTTGGTGGAGTTCTTTTAGTCTTTGATGCATTTTATAATGTATTTCCAAAACTTCTGAAAAAGTTTCAAATCTATTTTAATCCGTACACGTTTTATTTGTCAAAGGTTCCCGAAAATAAATAGTTTTAGTTCAAGGCCCCCACCGTCGCCGCAGTAAATCGTAGATTATTCAGACGACGTTTCCTGTCCAGTTTGAGACCTTCTTTTAGAAGTAACTCAAGGTCGGCAGAAAGAGAAGAAAGACGAATCGGAACTTCGTGAGAATCGGAGAGTTCACATAGAAGTTTCCAAGCATTGAACATTCCTGATTGTCTAGTCAAAACAGAAGTATACCGAAGTCCAGTCGCCTCGGGGACCACTGCATCCGGTGCAATCGGAGCAAACTCCGTTAAGTGGATTCCTAGATTCTTGAGTTTCAGACTGTGACTAAACGGCAGCAAGTTCCAGCACTGATAGAAAAAAGCCCAGTAGTCGGCCCGATCCGATTCCGCTAGAGAATCAAAGAGTTCTAGATACTGCGTCCAGAGTTCTGCCGGATTCCGCTGTGTAGCCATCAGACGCTCGGGTAGATTTTCTGCGGCTACGAGCCCAGCAAGGTTCCCTTCATTGTTTTCAATATCCAGTTCTACCCATGATTTCCATTCGTTCCATAGACACCACCAGGCGATCGGAAGAACACCTTCGGGATATTCATTTGATTCTGTTTCCTCTTCAAGCCCCGCAACAAATCGTTTGAGAGCACGAAGATCTCCTGATAACTCGGAGCCTCGTTCCCAACTCGTAGGTAGGGTGCACTGAAGCCATGATTCTACGATCGGACGAGGCGCCGGACCCACTTCAAAGGTTGTACAGAGTTTGGAAATCTGCACTAGACTTCTATTTTCAAGACTATTGCTGATCAGAATCAAGGGGTTACCAGGCACAGCCGGTGTCCAGGCTCGCAAGTAACTTGTGAGTTCGGACAAACCTCCCTTTTCGCCAGAACTAAGTCCATCAATTTCATCTAACAGAACTCCAATGCCTCCCTTTTTTCCAGTATTCATCTGTTCAAGAACTCCACCTTGGCATAGAAGGGGTAGAATCGTTTTACGGAAGGAGGTTCCCGAGCGTGTGTGGCTCGCATTAAACTCTACGACTTTCAGATGTTTGCCGTGAAAAAGGCGATACGTCAAGGTTGTTTTGCCTACACCTGGTGCTCCGTATAAGAGAACTGCGGGTGTTGGTCGTTGTTCAATCCAGGTTTGAAGCTTCGCTTCTAAATCTGGATGGAGACATACATTCGGTTGCATTGTATGAATATGACCGTAACTCTTTAAGAGCTCGGGTAAGGAGGCTTCGCTCCTGAGGCTGTGATTCCGTCGTATATACCCTCCCATGTGATTCCAGTATAACTTCCTCCGAGTAACGTAGTTGCGTAGTCCGCCGCTTTGTTCGCCTGTACAAGTTGCAAGTAGTTGCCAGGAGTAGTCGTACTAATAGTGCTTGTTGAGGTAAAGGGTGTAAGGCCGCTTATACCCATGGTGTCAACACAGTAGTACTGAGCCGTTGTGCCTGAACCCACCTTCTTCAGACTCAAGAAATCGGGGCAGGCATTGATCTGCGGAGGCCATGAGGTCGTCGCAGGAAGCCCAGCCATCATACTCTGTTTCAAGCGGAGCCCGTCAAACCAACGGAGACCAAAATAGGTAAAGATTCCGATTGCCGCCAAGGCAAATGCACCTGCCGTATAGGTTTTTCCTCGATTCATAAAAAAGTACGGTCCTCCAAAGCCAACGAGGAAGGCAACGAGAATATAAAACAGTAAACTTAAATCTATGCCGAGATCCATCTACCTGGGGCCGGGAATTATCATTATGAGACTTATAAAGAGTCGTGTCCCCTTGCATTCAACCTTAGTAAGTTTGAGCGCAAGTGGTAAAGAGTCGTGTGAAAATGTTTATACGCCAACACGGGCAACGCGCGCGAGCGGCCCCGCAGGCGCACTGCCGTCAATGCTGATCTCAATGTAGCCCGTAAGGTAGTCCTCCGCCGGTGTCAGGTTCGCCACACCCGCAACGCCGACCGCAGGGACGACCAACTGAACCTTGCGGAACGTGCGGCTTGAGCTCACAACCGTCGTGCCCATGTCCTTGAGCATTCCCGCACCAATCCCATTGATAGACGACAGATACGTGTTACCGCTGCCTGTCGCTCCAGGCGTGTAGCCATACCGTGTGAGGCTCGTGGCCCAGACAGCCGGCGCAAAGGAGCCCTTTGTCGCGCTGCCTCCGCTGCCACTGCTGCCCGTGTATGTGTAGATCGCACCCTGGAGGGAGCTCAACGGCATAAAATACGCATGATCGTAACCAGTTTGCTTGAATCCAGACATTTGTATACATACTCTACAGAAAAAAAACCTGTCAGAAGAAGAATGCCGTTACAGACGCCAGGTTTTGAACTTCCGTTAACAAGTTACGGCTCCGATGGACAAAATGGCCGTATCAATCTTGCTCCTCAGACATCGGCCGGTGGATCGGCGCCCTCCGAGTTTCCTGGATATAACCATCAAACAACGGCGGAGCCTTCGTTTGAGCAGGATATGCTTCGGGGAAACTTTGAGTCAACGCCGGTAAGCAAATCGTTCTTTTCAAATAAGAACATTACGATCATCCAAAACTCCATTCGCCGATCAGTTTTTGAGAAGAGTCAGCCAAAGGGATATGTTATTGATGAACAGTCGGTAGATGAACTAAAAATGATCATGCGTGCTACTTTTTACACGTATAGTCGTAATCTACCGACGAACATTGAGGGTCAGGTCTCTGATTTGAATGATCGTGTTGTGCAGTGGGCTGTGCCGCATATTCTCAGTGCCGTGGAACATTACCAGTATTATTTGAATGATATTACTCACCTTCCGGTCCCTATGGCACAGAGTGTTAATCTCAGCCGTGCTGGAACAAAGTCACTACCGCAGAATCCTTTTATGTAAGTAGATGGCTGCTCCTGCGACTCCTGCAGAATTCATAGAGCGCTGCAATGCTGTTGTGGCCGAGATAACACTTCTTCGTAGTGTATACGAGGACATGAGAGATGTTGCGGGTGCTAACAATGTTACTAAGGAGAGTGTAGATACCGCATACACAGAGATGATGGTAGTATGCCCAGAACAAGCAGGTGGCAAACGCCACATCAAACGCAGTGACAAGCGCCGCGTTACTAAGGGTCACAAGACTCGTCGCCATTAGGCATTGCATGCCGTCAGACATTGCATGCCGTCAGATTTCCCTACGCCTTCTTCTTAATCATCTTCTTGACGCCCGTGTGGACGACACCCTTACTCGGTCCACCCGCATTCTTTACCTTCAGTGCCTGCCAGCTTTCCTCAAAGGCTGACAAGTCCTTTCGCCACAGATCTGCCGCCGTCGTGGCCTCCAGCTCATCCAGGAGCCCCTGGGCCTTGACAACCAGCGCCTCCTGCTCCTGAACCGCCGACTGCTTCACACGGTCCATGCGCATGCGAAGCAGATACTCATAGGCATCCACAGAATCAGGCGTTGTCGGCCCCGAGATAGGCGGCAACTCATGCTCCTTCATCGCTGCCACAATGTCCTCATCCGACGCACGACGCAGTTCCATGGTTCCCTCCAGAACCGCCTTCAGAAACCGCGCCTTCGCATCAGCCTCCGTGACCTCCGCCCTGAGACGGCCCATCTCGTGCTGCTTACGGGCCTCATATGCACCCATACGCGGCTCAAAGAAAGCCTCCAGAATGTCACCCACCGTAGTGTAGCGAGTGATCTGTAGATTAGTGTCAAAGCAGACCATGTTTGACGTCTTCCATGCTGTCGTCAGACGGAAACGCTTCTCAAACTCATCCGTGTCCGCCTTGGCATCCTCGTAGTAATCAGGATCCAGATACAGGATGAACTTGACCTCTACATCATTGTACAAGTCATCAAATCCCTTCAGAATCAGACGACCATCTGACGTGCGACCGGCCTCCGCGACGGCCTTGCCCTTCTCGGCATCCGCCGTGGCAATCTCATCCAGAAAGACCTTGTAGTCCTTCGTCCACGTGCCCACTGGCAGTTCATTGATCGTGACCGTTTTCTTCTCATCGTCAAAGGTGTAGAGACCATGAGTCGTCCACGTCGCCTCTGACGTCTTCTCAACGGGTCCACGGAATCCGAACCACCACGGCTTCAACTCCACGCCCTCCAGAGTCTCACGCTTCAAGTCCAGGCGCTCACGAATGAGAGCAACAATCTGCTCAGGATTGTGCGGCGGAATGTCAGTACTGAAACCAGTTCCAATGCCAATGCACCCATTGATCGCCAGCAGCGGAACCACAGGCAGATATGTCTCGGGCTCCACTGTCAAGCCATCATCCTCAATGTGTGCAAGAATCGCATGATCCTCCTTGCGGAACAACGTCTCTACAATCGGCTCCATCAGAGTGTGAATATACCTGGCCGAGGCCGCATCTTTGCCGCCCATGAGACGGGATCCGAACTGTCCAATCGGTGACAACAGATTGATATTATTGGAGCCAACGAAGGTCTGGGCCATACCCACAATCGTTGAGGTCAGCGACGCCTCACCGTGATGGTAGGCCGCGTGCTCCGAAACATATCCTGCAAGCTGCGCAACACGGACCTCCGCCTTGAGTCCACGCTTGAAGCAGCCGAACAGAATCTTGCGCTGCGACGGTTTCAGACCATCCATCAGATGCGGCAAGGAGCGGATATTGTCCGCATTGCTGAAGTGAATGAGTTCATCGTTAATGAACTTGGTGTAACCAACCTGACCTCCCCCACCCCCGACTGTAAGTACCCGCTTGGGATCATAGGTCGCCAGCCATCGCTTGCGGTCATCTGCACGCTTCTTGCTGAAGGCGAGCGAGAAGGAATCCGTCGTCTGCTCATCCCAGACGAACTTGATCTCGTGCAGATTCTCAAACCATTCGCGGGCCTCGGCAGGCGTACTCGTTCCCAGTCCCTTGTAATACTTCAGAGTCCAGCCCTTGGCGCCCTCACCCTCGCGCCACGTCTCAAACTCTGCCTGATTGTAAAAGGGACGAACCTCAGATCGGCGCATGGCCTTCAGCAGTGGAGTTGCCAGCGAGCAAATAAACCCATGGTGCATGAGCTCGGGCCACTCAGTGTGAAAGAGATTCATCAGAAGTCCCTTGATGTGCGAACCATCTGCATCCTGATCCGCCATCACCATGACGCGACCGTAGCGAAGTTCCTTCATGCTCGCATACTTCTTGCCCTGCTCGAGACCAAGAATCTTCTTGATGGCCGTGAGTTCCTCGTTCTTGTTGAACTTATCAAGCGAGATGTCCTTGACATTCAACATCTTACCCTTGAGAGGAAAGACACCCCACTTCTCACGGCCGACGACCTTGAGACCAGTGATTGCACTGGTTGCAGCTGAATCTCCTTCCGTCAGAATGAGCGTGCACTCGGACGACTTAGGAGTGCCAGCCCAGAGAGCATCCTCCAACTTAGGAAGTCCGCGCAACGTCTTGCGCTTGGCGCCGTCGGTCTTCTTAGCATCACGGGCCAACTTCGCATCCAGAATCGCCTGGGCCTCGTCCAGAATACCGGCCTTGATGAGGCCCTCTACGAGCTTGCCTGCGAAGGTGGGAGTGCTTCCGAACTTGTTTGCAGGCGTCGTCAGAGTCTCCTTCGTCTGTGAGTCAAACGACGGATTTACGATGGTCGCATTCACGAACAGAGTCACGGCATCCTTGAGCTGTGAAGGCTTGATGTCCAGCTTTCGCTTCTTCTGAGCCGACTCACAGACATCGCCGAGCACATGACGCTGGACCGTGTCCACGTGCTTGCCGCCCTTACGAGTATTGATGCCGTTCGCGAAACTGATGTGACGATCCTCAGGAGTTCCGAGATCATCACTGAACAGAGAACGAGTCAGAACGGCAGCAACCTCCCAACGAGGACCGCAGCGCTCGTAGGAGAGGCCAGCGGAATCGCGCATGAAGAGACGAACAAACTTCTCAAAGGTATTGGTTTCCACAGTGGCACCGTTGTAGGAGACCTTCACGTCCTTACCGGCCATGGCGGCGATCTCAAGGACACGAGTGTGAAGGACAGTCTGCATGTCGGCGACAATATCAACGCCTGTAGCCACGCCAATAAATCGTGCAAGATCAGGGCAGAAGGTTACGCGAACAAAGCCCTTGGTGGCCTTGTCCTTGCGAACGGAGGCCTTCTCACACACACTCATATTCTTACGCCAGGTCTGAGAGTAAGTGAGGCCATGCTTGGGGCTACGAGTCGCAACCGTGAAGGCCGTGCTGAAGATATTCGCGAGCTTAGAACCGTAGCCGTTCTTTCCTCCTACAATCTTCTCCTCCTCCTTGTTGTAGTTGCCACTAGTGAGTAGGTGACCAAAGATCATCTCAGGAACGAAGATCTTCTCAGTAGGGTGCTCCTCAATAGGAATACCATCACCATCATTCTCTACGGACACGGTGTAGACACCATCAACGAGACCACACGACACTTCAAGATGCTTGACGGGTGTCTTACCAGGTTCCGTGGAACGGACCATGGCATCACGAGCATTCACGAGAACTTCATCAAAGATTTTGTAAAGGCCAGGATTGAACTGGAGGCTGCGATGAATCATCTTTCCTGAGGCGACATCCAGAACCCAACGAGTCTCCTGAACGGTCTCGGTGCTGCCGATGTACGTATCAGGGAGTTCCAGGATGTGCTCGCGGTGAGTGTGCTTCTTGTATTGGTCGGCCATTCTGATATATATTTCTGTAAAGGCCAAGGGTGGGGGCTTACCATTCAAATTTGTACAATGGCTATCTAAATTCTGTTTACCTACTAAGAATGTCTGCACAGCCATTGAGTTACACAAGTGCAGGATACAGAGAACCTTTCGCTGCGGAGGGGGTGAATGTAGGTGAAATCCACACGGGACTCATTCT